GTTGGATCAGGCAAATCATCTTCGCTGGCAATTCGCGCTTCAACTGCGTCTTTAATTTGTTCAGGCGTTAAGGGGTCGTACATTGTTTCTCCTTCAGTTCGTTGTAGTAAGAGTGCAACAAATCGTGAAACTCGATTCCCACCGCCAATGCCTCACCGGGGGGTGCAACGTAGCCATGCGGGTTGCCTATGTATTCCCTGCGGAAGCGCTCGTTGCAGCCCAACCAAGTGTCGATCCTTGTAGCATCCAATACCACCAAATCATCAGGGTCAGGATAATGCTCACTGCCAGGATCACGCGCCATCAGCTTGCGCTCTATCTCAAGGTGGCTAACGCGAGGAATCAACCCCGCCAAGGCGACATCCCAATTTTGCTTGGAGCAACCCTCAGCCAAATGGGGGCAGGCGTAGTTAGCGCCATAGCGCAGGCAGTTGGTGAGATTGGTTATAAATGGGCGTAAATGGATACGGTCAAAGCGAATCTTAGCGCTAATGTTGAGAACCATGTTGCGCCACCAAGCTACCTCAGCGTCGTTGTAGCTATACCACTCATAGAAGTAGAGGGGCGTAGGGAGATATTTGTCGGGCTTCATCGCCCACCGCACCATGAACCTATTCCCCTTACTTTGTTGGGTGAGTAGGCCATAAGTGAGCATCTGCGGGTCTAGCTTATATTCAGCCTTCACCGAGCCCATCTTATTTTTGTTCTTGGCGCTGATAGTTTTCCAATCCGCGTAGAATGCCTCGCCATCTTCAGTCTTACCCTCAGCATCAATGCGCCCAAGCAATAGCGTGTTGTCATCGAGCCATAGTGAGTGTTCCGTTTCAACCTTCTTCCATTTGATTGAGCGATCAGCGCTGTAGAAGTGACCTATCCACCCCGCTGCCAGTGTTTGTGCCATAGAGGGCTCAGCCACGGATAAACCCCTTCCGTCGCACCAAATTTGAGCACTCTCGACACTCTCTACGCTCACGACGAACAATTAGGTTATGTCCGGATAGTTCGTGCCCACGTTTGCAATGAGTTTTACGTGCATTTTGCGCTAACGGACCAACCCCACGAAGGACATTTTCGCCCTGTGAGACTATTTCAAGATGATTGGGGTTAACGCAATTCGGCACACGACAAAGGTGGTCTAAAACCAAACCATCTGGAATTGGTCCACGCAGCATTTCGTAGGCAAACCGATGAGCAAACCTGGTTGTGCTTGTGGCTATGCTGAATCTCCCATAACCATTACGATCCAAGTTACCTTCCCAAAACCAACAGGAATCAGTTTTATGAACGAATCGCCAGAATCTTATTTTAGGGGAGGCGTGCTGCCATTTTTTGCCTGCCGCCAACACCTGAGCTTGGGTAGGGTCACTCATCCGACTTAAAGTTAGATTGTGCAAAATTCAAAAAGATTCATATTTTTAATGTGCCAAATTGGCTCATTGGTTAATGCAACCCGCTTTAGGGGTAATGGGCCTCAAATCTTTTTGAATACCAGCGCAAACCAACGCATCCAATGGGGTGGAGAAATTAAACAATGAAGAAATCGGCCCTCGCCCTGCTTTTACTGCTGCTATCCGGCGCTGTATCGCTTGCCCAATCTGCCACCTTTACGTGGAACGGTAATGACTATGGCACCGAATTGGCCACCATCAATGGCGTGCCGGTGAATCAATCGACTGGCTACGCGGGCTCAATCGAAGTAGTGAATGGCTATGAGCTATGGCTTCTCACCTTGCCTGAATCCCTCGATTTCCCTAATAATGGCTACCTCGATTGTCAAACCATCATCAGTTGGGGCGCTGACCAGTGGGGCACCCGCGCCAATGGGACGACTATGGATGGCACGCAAGCGGGAGACTACTACACCAAGAGCGGTGACACCAACTGCCCCCTGTGGAATGGAACGACGATGATTGCCCTGACGGAGTTCCATGAGTTTATCGCCCATAGGTCATGTGGCCATGGCATATGCCACACCTACCTCCTCGACACCATTGAGAATGGCTATGGCTCGGCGGTGGTGGAGGGGTAGACTTGACAACGCAACACTAAAGCTGAGATTATAGTGGGGTCGCCTCCTCCGAGGGCGGCTTCCTTCGTCCGACCGGGGGCTGAGTGCCAACTTGGCCCCCATCTGAATCTCCCGCCTAAACTGACGCATCTAATCAAGCCTACAAGTACCCTGTATTACCTATCACCTGCGGCCCTGAGCTTGAATCAGGGAAATCAAATCTAAAAAGTGGAGCATCAGCAATGCCTGATTCAGATTACTACGTGGAAAACCTGTGGCTCAAAAACACCTTCAACCTTGTGGCTGGCGCTAGCGGCGCTGGCAAAACCCGCTGGATTCTGCCCCAGTTGATTGAGCTGCGTCGGCAAGGGCTGGAAGTCCTCTATACCAGTTGTGAGCGCCCCGTCAGGGATGGCCAGCGCACGTTGGTGAAGATGGGCTACCCCGCCGCTGCTCTGCCCATGCTTTCCTTTCAAGACGAGAGCGAAGATACCAAGTTCGATGTGGTGGGGCTACACAATCTTTGCAAGAGCCATCGCATTATGGGCCGCAAGAAGGTCGATATTCTTTATGTCGAGAGCATAACGATCCTCGCCGGCGATCCCAACAAGGCGGTGGATGTGGTCAACTTCTCTAGGCGCGTCTACCGGCTGATGGCCGCCGAGGGATGCAGCGTGTGGGGCTCTAGCTGGGTGTCGAAGGTGAAGGAGGGCGCTAAGTTCGTCAACACCAGAGACAACGTGATGGGCAGCGCTGCGTGGCCTGGAATTTGCGGCACTATGGCCGTCATTACGTCGCCCAATGGGGAGGAGGAGCCCGAACGGGATATACAAATTCTACTGAGAGACGGTAAGCCCAGGACGGAGCACTATCGGTTCAACGATCATGGGATTCTTGAGCCCTACTCCATCCCTACCCTAGAGGCTCTGCTGGCCGAGGCGAGCGGAAAGATCACTTGGGCCGATATTGAGGCGTGGGGGCGTGAATGCGGCGTGGGCAAGACGAAGCTGAAGGAATGGAAGAATCAAATGGTGGATGCGGGTCGCCTAAAGTTTTGTAGGAGAGGAGAATACTATGTTGGATAGAGCCCGATTTCAACATGGGTCTGTCCGCCGTGGCGACCGTGCCACTCGAACAGGCTCAGCGCCGAGTGCTGTCCAATTACCGAATCTGGAAAGAGAAGAACACCAATGTCAACGTCACTGTCTAAGCGCGTCTACATCAAGCTGTGGGTCTACAACTACGACAGATCGCCGCGAGCACATTGGGTGCAGCACAACTGCAAGTCTGTAGAGCACGCACAGCACATCGTGAAGCGCTTGCAATCTCTCTTCGGTATCCGGTACTCGGACAACCGCACGGGCGGCTGGCTGATGCGTAACCACAACATAGACGGCTTCATCGAGCATGGTGGGATTGATGGTATCTACGAAGAAACCACGGAGAAACTACAATGAAAAACTCAGAACTCGCAAAGCAAGCCTACGAATTCGAACAAGTCGTGAGAGAAGCTTTTGAGAAGTGTCACGCGGTCCTGATCGGGTCGCACTACGACTTCGACAAGTACGAACTGACCAGCGACGGTGTCGAGATTACTGGCTATGACTACCGCTGCGGCGGTGACTACGAATCGTTCACCATTCCTTACGCCGATCTGGACGACATTGATGCGTTCATCGTTAGACGGCAAGCTGAGATCGCGGAAGCGGCTCGTCAGAAGGAAGCACAAAAGCTGGCGGATGACGCCAAGAAGAAGGCGGCGGCAGAGCAGCAGGAACGCGCAACCTATCTTAAACTGAAGGAGAAGTATGAAGGGTAAGGAACTAATCAAACTGTTGCAGGAGATTGATCCGACTGGGGAGATCGAAGTCTCCGTGGGCAACATCGACATCTGGGACGTGCATCAGGAGCCCATAACCCTATGATGCCCATTGAGGCAGTGGACCAAAATATAGACCTAGCCACGTATATTTTGGATCAAGCGATTAAAAACGTCACCCTTGAGAAAACTTTCGAGAGGGATGAAATTGACACTTTGCTTGATAGGGGGGAAAAAACGACCTAACTTAATAATTATATAATAGAATCATATAGATAGGTAGGTCGTTTCTTAGGTCGCGTTAGGTCGCGCCGACCTACTAGGTCGCTCCGACTTAACTCCGACCTGCCTCTAACGCCTAGAGGGGGTTGGGGTTAAAGCCCCAAAGTCGCAAATTCTTACACTGGATCAGGGACATGGCCCATTACCCGACAAAGCGGGTTTCCCTATGAAACATTGTGCGTCGGTTTTTCTAACGCTGAATCAAATGGGATGGAGGAGGAAACAATGCAAAAAGGAAATCTAGTGTTCAAGAGTGGCGGCTGGTATTTCATGCGGAGGGTGAATAGCTCAACGGCTCCAGCGATCAAGCTAGATGAGTTCATCGAGTTTCGCTATCTACCCTACGCCAAAGAGCTGAGGCCATCGACTCACAGGGGCTATGTCAGTCTGTGGCACGCCAAGATAAAAGGCTTAGCCGAGGCTCAGTTGAGGGTACGCGATTACCGAACAATGGACGTTCAGCTATTGCTTAATGCTATAGCGGCGAAGCGGGAATTAGCTAAAAGCACACACACTCACATTAAGGCGTTCTTGAGCGGGGTGTTTAGGTATGCCGTCTTGGCGGGAGTGAGGGAAAGCAATCCAGTGAGGGAGTGCAAGATTCCAAAGGGTAGGCCACCCGCTAAGACCTATGCCTACTCGTTGGATGAGATCAAGCGCCTGTTGATGGTGTTGGATGGCGGCTGGAAGGTGGCTGTGGCTATCGCTGGCTACGCTGGCTTGAGGCGAGCGGAGTTGCAGGGGTTGGAGTGGAGCGATTACGATGGCAAGGACCTCCACATCAATCGCAATGTGTGGCGCGGGATCAAGACTGAGCCCAAGAGTGTGGCTAGCAAGGATTATGTGCCCGTTATACCCAGTCTCAAAGTGATACTGGATGATTACAAAGCTAGAGCTACGACCATCCCAGTGCTGCCCGACCTCGCCCACACGCACGTTGCTATGCGCCGATTATTGAAAGGCACAGGGTTGGAGTGGAGGGGGTGGCACTCGTTTAGGCGGGGGTTGGCGACTAACCTAGGGGAGCTGGGTGTCGCGCCGAAGGTCATTCAGCGCATAATGCGTCACTAACACTTGGATGTGACGATGACCCATTACGTGAAGGCGCGGGATGGGGCCATGGACGATGCGATGGCGAAGTTGAGTGGCGCGATTGTTGATGTGGCTAATGCTTGACACTAGGGCGTAGCTGGGCCATAACTATAGCGGAGGATGGCTATGGAATGGATCGGCTATGCTTTGTTGATTGGGCTGCCGTTGGCGTTCGTTGGTTGCGTGTTGGTGTTTGGGAAGGTGATGAGTAAGGCGATTCGACGAATGGGCACAAAATAGACCCCAACTACGCGCTAACCCCTTGGGGGAGAGTTGGGTGAGTGGCTGAAACCGCCGGTCTTGAAATGCGTTCTAAGACCATCCTAACGCCATAATTCTAAGTTATTTTGTTAGTAAACGTGCTGAAAACCTTGACAGACGCGGGGTTCAGGCTGCATAGAGCTTATACTTTGCCGCTAGTTCCTCGTTCAGCTCGATCACTACTCGCACAATACAACCCCCATTTTTCTCCCGTCCTGCTTTCCCACGCCCAAGGTGTATGGGCACTTTACAAGTGTTGCAGTTTTACACAATGTCACTTTGGTGACACAAGGATGTCACCTAAGTGCCACACTCGGCATCAGCGTCGGCCTCACTGGGCTTAAACCATTGAAGCACCGGCGCAACCGATTGCCAGTTAGCCTCCACGCCACAATCACAGATGTAATGGTCGTATTGGTGATTGGTATAGTACATTGGCCCACCGCACTCTATACAAGTAAGCCAACAGCTAATAGCTCTATCCATTTTGGGAGGCCCCTCCTGATCCGCCCCTGTGGGCGCGTTCGTTCGGTAACACTAGCTCAACCAAAGGGATGCGCTTAAGCCTAGGCTTGGCGACCCCCTTAGCGCCTATGGGTTGCACTATGGCCAATGGGCCATTGATTGATTCGAGCCAACCGGCCCTCAACCCTTCGTCGTGATATTGCACCAACGAACCCTTAGCAGGCCCCTTTGGCGCGTCAGCCGCCGGCGCAATCGTTCTCTTAGCTTGTCTAGGCTTGAGCTTCATTGGCCAGCTCCTCCGCTTTGATGGTGCCCAAGCGAACCCCAAACGTACAAATGGCCAATGGGCACTTGCAAAGATACTGCTCGTCGGTGGTTTGAGCGTCCCTTGGCATGGAAATGTAGGCATAACCGTGGCGAGGGCATTTCAATGAGTAGAGCATCCCATGTTCTCCCCTTGATTCTGATTTTGGTATTTCTGCATACGAAATATTGGATTCACGCTATGGAACGATGGATGGAAAATAATTCTCAGTGTGCTAAATTGGCACACAAAATAATTACGATTTTTCTTGCATCCATCTAGTGTAATTGATTATCTTATTGCTAGACGCATCGGAGGCGTCTTTCCAATGGCATTTCCAGCACGCTACAAAGGCACTTGCAAAACTTGCGGTAAGCCAATCGAAGTAGGACAATTTATCACTTGGAGTCGGCGAGAAAAAGGTGCGGCCTACCATGCCGACTGTGAGAATCCCGAAGCTAAGCCAGAGCCTACTGCTACATCGCCTGATCTTGATGCGAAAATAGCGGAATTGCAGGCTTTGATTGATTCCGCCACAGCCAAACTGGGGGGAACTCTGGTAGCTAAGGTTGATGAGGCTAAGGCGAGTGAATCAACCGCACTAGTAGGTGAATCAACCGCACTAGTAGCCTCTCCCAAAACACCCAAACTGAAAGACAATGCCCTGTGGTTTGATCTTCTACAGGCCATCTGCAACAATTCAGACAAACAATTGATGAGGGTCATGCTGATAGGCCCTCCGGGCACTGGAAAGAGCAAGACATCCTTGTTGCTCACTGGCACTGAATACCGCATGACTATGACTGAGGGAATGGGAGTAGAAGATGCCATTGGCATGTATCAACTCATCGAGGGCGAGACAGTATGGTGCGATGGGCCTATTGTTAGGGCGATGAGAGAGGGCAAGCGCATTGTCATTGATGAAATCGACCATCACCCTACTGAAATCAGTTCGGGTTTGTATGGATGGCTTGATGATTCCCCCCATGCCACTTTGCCCACCGGGGAGATCGTTTACGCGAAAGAAGGGTTTGGCGTGATTGCTACCACGAATAGCAACGTCACAGCCTTGCCTGAGGCAGTGTTGGACCGATTCGAAGCAATCATGCCAGCGATAACGCCTCATCCTGATGCCATCACATCTTTCGAGAATCAATCAATGAAGGATGCGGTTAGCAATCACTTCAAAGGATTGAATGTTTCCCCTTGGCAATGGAGCGGGAAGCCAACCTTGAGGCGTATGCGTGCATTTGCCAAGTTGAAGCCAATGGTAGGCGAGACGAATGCGGCATTGTTGGCGTTTGGGTCAGCAGGAAAGGAAATGCTCGGAGTGTTGACTACTGCTAGTCGCACTACGGGCAAGCTTTGACCCTAAAATGTCGGGCTGCCCTCACACTGACCACCATGGAACTACTAGGCCAAAGGGAAGTGGAGTTATTTTCGAGAGACTTAACCCTATTAGCCCTAGCTTGTTAGGGACACAATTTGAATCTTGCCCTGACCACCTTGGACGCTGGAAAGACGATACAGCCAACTACAAAGTAGTGAAAAGTGAAATCGGAGGAATCAATTGAGCCAACAGACATCCCATTCTGACCCAAGTTTTGACCCTTGCGCGATATTTCCAGCGAGAATTAAGGCGAGTAAATTTAGCGCTAAACCGTTAACGAAGGAACTAGCCGCAAGTGGAGCGGGTGGCGCGACTGATTTAATCAAAGCAGAGGCTATGCTGCCTACTGGCAATAACGCCTATGCTCGCACCATTCGATTGCACGAAGCGCTGCATGGCATCTACTCTGCCAAGCCATCTAAAGAGCGCATCAAGAGTAAAAAGGGCTATACCATCCTTGAGCAAGCGCTGGAAGATGCCAGATTGCACCTTAACTTAGCTCAGACAAGTGGCCAAGTGAGAAGGGATGAGCTATTCACAGCGTTGAAAGACTTGCATGGAATCACAGCTAAGACGGCCCATCCAAGCAAAGATGTAGCCGCGCTAGTTGCTTTACGGTCGAGCGCTATTCTCACGTCACAAGATGATAACCCCCATGCGATGAGGGTTAAGCCTCTGTGCGAGAGGGTAGCGCCTGATTACTTTGACAAGATGGCCCTTGCGCTAGAGCAAATCAGAGCTAACAAGATGGCTGAGGCTAAGGCTACGTTGAAGCCCTACTTTAGCGACTCTGGGGCATTGTCTCAATCCTTCCCCATGCTTGTCCTAGCAGATGAGGGCGAAGAAAAAGGCGAGTTTGCCGATGTTAGCTTTGCTAAGCTGGATGGGAAGATAACGAGCGACGCAGCGGATATGCTTGGCAAGGGCATGGCCAATGAGATACGCAAAGCGCCGATGCCCAAGATGTACATACATCAGATGTTCGCTAATGCAATGATTCCAACATTCTTTGGCGAAGATCAAAAGCATGTAATCGCGGGATGCAAGATTCATGCTAAGAAACTAGCTACAGTGATAGGCCCTTGCCCGCCTAGGCTATTCCTCAAAACTATCAGGCGCAATGGTGGCACGATCTTGATTGATGCCTCAGGGAGTATGAACATAACGCCCGATGTGCTAATCAAGATGCTAGTGATGGCTCCCGCTGCAACGATTGCTTTCTACAATGCGGTGAATGATGGCGGTGGGCCGGGGAATCTTTGGATTTTCGCTCATAAGGGCAAGAGGGCGAATGATTTGGATAGCATCAAGCGTAAAGATGCGGAGGGTTTCAATCGGTGGGGCCATGGCAACGTAGTCGATTTTCAAGCGCTGCAATGGCTCTTAGCGATGCCCCAACCGCGCTATTTCCTAACCGATGGCGAGTTTACAGGGCCTGAAGTGTCTATGCGTGCGGCCAAGCAACTACTCGCCACAGCGCTAGGGCGTAAGAAGCTAACGCAAATCACTAGCTTCAAAGAGATGAATGCAGTGTTAGCGAAAATGGGAAGGGGGATAGCAGGATGATCCGAGGCTTAGCTAGGCTATTACGCTATGCTCGCCATGGGCCGATGCGTGGCCATGACGCTAACTCCCCGCTCACTAAGCACACTCTACAAACTAACGGCATAGGTAATAACTATCCAATGGACATTCGTAAGCTATGCGCTGAGGGAAAGCACGCTAGGTGCCTTGCCTCAAGGTGCGCTTGTGAGTGTCACCATCCCGAAAGGACAATTCAATGAGACTAATCAATGCACTAGCACAACTGATAGTGCTTGGGTTCTTTTGTTATGAAGGATTCAAGTTTGAATCAACCCACAACTATTACCATGCGGCTTGGGCAGCCATCTTCATGCTTGAAGCAATATACCTCGACTTGGGGAGGTCGCATGACTAACGCTAAGGCAACCCGCTCTAAGGGTAATGCGGCATCGAATCAACCCCTACAAACGTATGAGGCATGGCGCAAAGAGAATAAGGGCGATGCACGCGAGTGGGCAAAGGAAATGTTGGAGCAACTAGGGCAGACTTATAGGGAGCTAGGGCCAAGCGATAGGTATGCTGTGAGGCTTGGCTTGGCAGATGCGGAGGGCAGATGACTAGGCAAGTGACAACGTATCGGCGAAGATCGTTAGGCTAGTGTGAATAGATAGCAAGACTAGAGGCCATGCTTCGGCGTGGCCTTACTTATTTGTAATGACAAGATTGTACGTACATTTATTAACCCCCCGCTAGTGTGAATCCCACCGAGTTAACCATAGTTAACCTAGCTCCAACCTAGCCCACTAGCTTGAGTCGGCCCACGCTAGTCCCTCGCACCAATGCATCGCTTAGTGAGCGTTAGAGTTAGCGTGAGTGTGTGCGGGTTAGGTTATGCAATACAAGCGCTGTAGCTACAGTAGGCGTAGCTAGGGGGGGGGGATACCCCGGCCCCGCCATGCTCGAAACGGGCCGGTGTTGGCTCCGAGAATTTTTTAAGGTCTTTACAATCGAGGGGGTGCCAATTTGGCTCATGAATCCTTTTCGCTTTATCGTCATCTAACCTTACCAAGCGAGTCATGGGGGTTCGATTCCTCTCACCGGCTCCATCTATTCCAATGTCTGAATCTAAGTACCAACCTCCCGTCAACATGCCCGAGAACATTCCCGGCAACCCAACCAACCCCCAGTCGATGATCGTCCAGTTCCTCCACTCCAGCGGCCAATGGATCGGCGCTGACGCCTCCCAACTGATGCTCATGCCAGTCAAAGATGGCGAGAATGACATGGTGGCCTTTGGCTACGGCTCAGAGGGGAAGTTCAGGGAGCTGGTGCGCTTCCCTGGCAGGCTAACTCTTGAAGAAAAGACGATTGTGATTCCATGAGCCTAACATCGAGCATCAAGGAAATCGCTGAGCTCTATCAGGCTGCCCTAGAGGCTAAAGCCAAGGAGAAGGAAATGGCTCTACCTAAATCATACTGCAGCGCTTGCGGGGCTGATTATAGCGACCCCCTCCATAGCTGCGCCACCTACCCTGGCTTGTTGGGATCGGCAAACCCAACGCCTGATGTATTCAGCGCCATCGAGTCATCCAAGACCTATCTCTACGACGCTGTGTGGGCTCGCTTCGACGAACAAGATAAGAAGATTGAAGCCCTCACCCGCACTCTTATTGATCTACTTAACGCGCTGAGGGAGGTTCAATGCCGCTAAACGGGGGCGACAACCTAGCGAGGGGCGCTAAGTCGGCGCAGTTCAGCACCGGCGGCAAGGACATCGACCAGCTTGAGTGGGACTTAAGCGTGCTCACGCGCACCGAATTTCTGTTAAAATATGTTGGTACGTCCGAGGCTCGTTACGATGAGCTTCTGGCCCAACACAACAGGGGGAATGCCTAATGCACTACCTTCACAACTTTGAATACTTACTCATTGGGGCGTTTGCTGTATCCTTGGCTGAATATTTGTTCAGCTATAACCTCATCGACCTCCTCAAGGACAAGATTCTTGGCCTCTTTGCGCCCAAGGCGAAGAAAAGCTAATGCCTGCCTTTGATCCCATAACCGCTGTTGCCAACACAGTCAACCTAGTGTTAAATCGTGTGCTGCCTGATAAGGCCGCCAATGACGCATCCAAGGTAGAACTTGCGAAGATGCAGGTCTCTGGAGAATTGGCGGAAGTCGCGGGGCAACTAGAAATCAACAAGGTTGAGGCTGCCTCCAATAGCGTCTTTGTGGCCGGCTGGAGGCCATTTGTAGGATGGACCCTTGGCGCGGGACTATGCTATGGCCTAGTTCTCCAGCCCTTTATCGTACTCGCGTTAATTGTCTTTCATAGCCAGTTCGACCAAACCAAACTTCCTGTACTGGACGCAAAAACAATACTTGAACTTCTTGGTGCGTTGCTGGGATTTGGTGCGTATCGAACTATTGACAAGGCTACAGGAACCGGCAATGGCCACTAAATCACGCTTCGACGTTGAGCCGCTGTGCCAAGCTGATGGTTTTGGTGGGGAAGATACCAACCAAGCGCCCATTACCCCACAAAGCGGGTTTCCCCAAGAAACGCTCAGCGTGATTGATCGCCGCCCTTCCTACGACCAAACGCCAGTTGAGCCCCAACCCTTCAACGCCCATCCTATTGGGGATTACATTGTCGTTAAGCGCATCCCCGAGCCAGAAGGGTTAATTGTTGAGGCGGACGTGGCCAAGGATAAACCTATTAACTGTGAAGTTGTGGCGGTTTCAGAACATCCCTCCTCAGAGTATGCCAGCGCGGCCCTACAATCCATCGGCCCCGGCGATAAGGTGCTAATAAGACGCTATAGTGGCACCGAAGTGAAAGTTAACGGACAGGAATATACATTGGTGATTATTTTCGACGTTCTATTGCGTCTCGGGGAGATTGGTCAATGAGTGTCCTACCCCGTCCGTAACTCCGACATAGCCCTCCAGTTGCTCAATCAATTTCGTGGCCTAATTGACGGAATCTCCTACAAAATGGGCGTTCGCTATCATCTCTCCACCGAGGATAGGGAGGACTTAGTAGCCGCCGCCCACGCCAAGATAGGAACTATTCGGTGGCGCACAGTCCTAAAGCGCTCCGGTGGGCAAAATCTCAACAACTACACAATCAGCGTGATTCAGAACACAATGGTAAAAGAAGTAAGGCGCATTAAAGCCGAGGGATTGAGTGGCCTAAGCAAGGGGCCGGCGATCACTGCCTTCCCCCAGCATGATGACACGCCCCAGCCTGAGTGTGGGGCAGATGGTTTGCCGGATAGGATGGCGGCTACTGAGCTATCAACTAGAGCGAAGGAGCTGCTGGAGCCTCGGGAGTGGATGGTTGTTAGCCTCCTTCATGGCTTCGATGGTGGTCCCTCACGCACGCCTCAACAAGTAGCGCGGGAGCTGGATATGCCCCGCTCCAAGGTTGAAATTCTGCTCGAATCCGCCATGACGAAGATGAGGCGTTCGATCACTTCCCGGTAGCTTTCTCTAGGAGCTACCTCGATGCCTGCTTATATTTCTGAGCCCACGCTGAGCCAAGGCCCCGCCCCTGGGCAGGCCAATCAATCCAACGTCACGATCCCCTGTGTTACCCCCGGCGTTCCTGCCTACTCGTTTGGGCGACAGGCTGGCTACAACGACGCTCCAACGCAGAATACAGAGTTTGGTGACGCCCAAACTGTATCCAAGGGGCGGCAGTTTGCGGTGCGCTCTTTTCCTGGCATGAATCAGAACTCGCCGGCTATTGGATATGAAGTCACTACTCCCAGTGCCCCTACCAGCTTCTCCATCCAGATTGAGGGCGCATTTGTCGATGTAGATGCCAACTATCGCATCATCGGATCGGCTATCACCACGGTTGGCGCAGGCACAGTAAATTTGGGCAGCGAGCGCTACAACTTTCTCCGCTTCAACAACACGGCGGTGAGTGGTGGCACCAACCCCACGGTGGTGGCGAAGTTCGTTCTCTAAGGTGGCGCATGAAGAAACTTATTTGGTTATTGTTGATTGGCGTTGCAGCGGCGCAGGCTCCCGGCCCCGATGTCCATAGTGGACGATTCTTAGCTGCTAATTACGGGCAATGGAGCGCACAAATTACATCTATTCCTTCCGCTACACAAGTATGTGTGAATGCTATCACAGTTGTATTGGCCGATGGCTCTAAACTAAATCCTTGGAATACTAATGCCCCCATTATTTTTTCGGGAGGTACTTCTCAAGCCGAAACTCTAACCCCAACTAGTTTTAATTTTACACAATCGCCTGGGCAAACTTGTATTACCGTTTCAGCATTCGCCCATACTCACTTCACTGGTGATAGCATTGGTTCAGGAACCTTTGGATTACAAGAAGCGTTAAATGCTGCTGGAGTAAAGCTAGGGGGAGCTGTTTCAATCGACCAAAACTGGACAGCGTTGGGTGGAACTACGGCTATAGTTAACGCGGCGGCAATTCCACTAAATACTAATATTGAAGATTTGCGATCTGGTGTTAGCAGTGGTGGGGCGGTTAGCTCAGTGGCGGGGTTGGGGGGAGAATTTGTTGGATTGGATATGGGTTGGGGAGCGGTTCAATTTGGGGGTTCTCCATGCACCGCAGCCAATATTGTTAATGGATTTCAGTTTGTTCAGCGGTATACTCAAACTTTCACTCGGATGGCCATTCGGGTAACTACCACGTTTGGTACTTCCTCTCATATAGGAGTGGCACTTTATAATTCGGCTGGCACGCAAATCCCTAATGCCACTACTGGTGCTTTAGATGGAACGGCGATTGGGGCACCACAAGTAGTAACTGTTCCCTCTGTCACCCTAACACCAGGAATTTATTATGTTGGCATTAGTACTGATGGGGCCACTAGTGGGGCTATGGTAACAATACTACTATCGGTATCTAATAGCACAATAACTGAGTTCACCAATACAGCGAGAGGAACTAGGATTTTTACTGGCTCCTCCGCGAGTGTTGGTGGAGTTCCCCCAGCTACTCTTGGGACGTTATCCTCTCAAACTACAGCAGGGGTTATCCCATTGTTATGGATTGAGCCATGATTAAATCTCCACTAACTCGATTTGTAATTTCTATCGAAATCTGCACCGACGAAGAAGAAGGTGAAGATGACGAGCGTGAGACTCCTCTAGGCAAAGAATCTATCCACCCCACAAGCAAACGGATGTACCGCAAGCCAGAAGATTTAATAGATGAGCATTCCTAATGGCCTTCCGCAAACTGGAGAACTTCGACATCACCGGGAGCGATGCCGACCTTCAAGCAGTGCCCCCTCAAGTTAACCTTGGTCCTGCCAATATTACCCTTTTTGTAGGAATAGACGCTGCGGGAAATTTTTGGGCCAATGGAACCAGAATAGGCCCAGCAGGAGCAGCCCCGGCTAATTTTTCGGATTCTGAAGTTCCATCTGGAGTTATAAATGGCATCAATTTAACTTTCACCTTAGCGCACATACCAAGCCCTATGGCTTCGCTTCAACTTTTTAGAAACGGACTGCTTCAGCAGGCAGGAGGAGGAGATTATGCTTTATCAGGAAACACCATTACGTACGCGATTGCTCCTGGTAGTGGTGACACTTTGCTCGCTAACTATCGCTACTAGCGCACAGAATAAGATAGATTACGTTGGACAAATTAAGAATAAACCGGTAATCGATGTGCGTGAACGTGGTATTCAATGTAACACTGGGACAGATCAAAGCACCGCATTTAATACCCTACTGGCCAATATTAGCAATACAGAAATTGACATCCCCTATAACTGCCAAATTAGAGTAGACACGCAGCTATCAATTTTTGGACAAACAAGTTGGGTTATACGGGGGCTGGGGGCTTGGCCTGCCCTTGGGGGGTTCAATGGTCCGGCAATCTATGGCTGTAATGGAGCAACTGGGTCGGTGTTATACATTAACCGCTCAGCCTTTGGTCGAATTACAGGCCTAGGTGTGTATTCTCATGGCCCTAGTGCGATTTGTGCTAGTGCGTCTTTTACAAAATCGATCACCATTGACAATACAGGCGCAACTGGACTAGCAACACAACATATTGAGATAGACCATTCCTCTTTCGTGACTAATCCGCAAGGTGGCTCAGTCTCTGGGTATATGGGGGTTGAGGTAACTAGCGTGACTGGGAACCTAAATTCTATGAAGTTTGAACATAACTGGATTCATTGTCAGAACTCAGCTAATAGCTATGGCATACGGATTGGCAGCTCAACATCGGACGATGATGTCGCTAGAGACAATGAAATTGATAACTGCTTTCAAGGAATTAGATTGGAAACCGGCAATATCGCTATTGATAAGAATATATTCACTAGTGATGGGGCTTATTCCCTATTTGGCACTAATGGGGCGGCAATATACCTTGGTGGATGTACTTCTGGCCCAGTAAACATAAGTTATAACGAGGAAACAGGGGGTGGCCCATTTCTAAACTCCAACAACGATACAAATGGAGGATGTAGTAATGGGGAGAATCTTATAGGTAATGAAATGGGAGTTAGTGATATAAACACTTTGCAATACGCAGTTAATCTGGGCACAGCCAATGGTAGGCATTTAATGATTGGGAATGATATATACATTTTTGGTTCTCCGGCCACTACTGTTGCAGCAGTGGGCTCAAACTCTCAATCATGCCCCTCCTTTGGGCCGCTCGGTACATTTATAGATATTGCTAACGTAAATAGATTTCCATCAAACTCTGCTCAATGGTCAGGGTGTGTGAGTGGTCCAGATTTTCAGTTTGGGCACGATCAATTGTGGTCAAGTTCAGATGGCACTGGAGCAACCGCCGGACTTATAAAATTACTATCCGGCATTTCCGCAGGTGGAACGCTAAGTTTGGGCGCAGGAGGAAGTATTGTTTATCGTTGTTCAGTTGCGGGAACACTAAGAGTGGGCCAACTTACTACAGTTTCTGGGGATTGTGGCACTGCTATAGATACCGGATTACGCACTCCATAGACCGATAACTTTCTAGTATGAAGCGTTGGCTTATATTGGCTCTCTTATGCTCCCTCGGGTGGGCGCAGAACACCGCTCGCATGGTGTCGGGCGTTAACTATCAAACTGGCACCAGCTACACCTTCGTCGCGGCGGACACAACCAAGTTGGTGTCTTTCTCCAATGGCTCATCCATCGCCGCCACCCTCCCCGCGCCAACGACACTAGGCTTGAACGCTGGGTTGATCTTCAGCGTCGTCAATGTGGGCGCTGGGACGGTAACCATCACTTGCTCTGGTTGCACCATCAATGGAGCTACCACCCTCGCTCTAGTGAATAACCAAGGGGCGGATATTTACAACGATGGGACGAACTATGCGGCCCTTTCTACCGCCGCGATCTCAGCCACGCTTCCCTCTGGGCAGTTGGCGCAACCGTTGATGAATAACAATGGCACCACCGGTTATGCCACCAGCCCACTTTTCTGGGACGCTTCCCTTTTCGCTGGGGCCACCGCTGATGTGAAGCTAAATACCGCCAATGCATATGCTATTACTACAGGACATGGAGTTTTGAATGCTAGTTCTTTAGATGGGTCACAAACCATAGGAGCACAAGTCACTATTGGGGCGTTGCCTCAACCAAATGTAACAGCGGGTACTAGTGGGACGTTTAGCACAGGCACATTTTATATTGCTTATAGTTTGACTTCATCTCAAATTGCAGAGACAACTAGCTCGCGGGAAACTGTAATTACAACGGGAGGGGCCTGTACTACGAACTGCTCACTAACAATTACCACCCCTACATATGTTGGAACGGCAACGGCTTGGGCTGTGTACGAAGGCACGTCTCGCTGGAATATGCTTCTGTGCGGGTCGGTGGGCGGGACGGCCATTGGGAGCAATATCACGATCACTAGCGCCTGCACAGGTAAGAATGTCTCCACCGTATTCTCCAATGGTGGCACTCCCAATGTTCACTTTATTCCACCAAAGAACGGAAATTGGACAGTTACTTCAACGCAAGGTGCTGGGTTCTGCGGCCTGATGTTTACCAATCTTTCTAGTATGGAAGATTTATCTAGTGGTGAGGGCCGTCCATGGTTAATTAAAGGCAATGGGAGCGTCAACCTTGATGCACTAGTCTGCACTGATCCCGATCCAGAGGGTACAGGCCAAGCTCCTGGGGGCTATTACCATGTAGACGGCATTTCGGCGGCAGCAACTTCTGGAGACACATACCATATTGCGCCTTTAGTTATACAGTTCGTCTTTGATAAATCTAAATTCCTTGATTGGCATGGAACATCAAGTGTTTCAGGGCCTCTGATGTGGGTTTATGGAACTTGCTGCGGAACTATTATAGAGGCTCAAATGGAGTGTTTCTACACTGGGGGCTGTATCCCATTACGAGTTGGTTGTGTTGTGTCAAGTGGTCCTTGTACCAACTACTCTGGAATTGTAACCAACTCAACTGTATTCCTCGCCCCCTCTCTAGTCCACCCAGGCAATACCACTAACTGTACAATTTTAGGAGAGAACTGCCCAAATTTAGAATTTTACTCGGGGGGTAACAATATAAGTTTTGTTGGAACAACCTACTTTGAAACAAATAGTAGTTCCACTGGAGATGTAGTTCAATTTGGTACAGGAGGGCAGGCAGGGGGGCCATTCAACTTTGATGAAGTTCAAGTAGGGGCAGGAACGGGTTGTGGATACCTATACGCACTTGCACTCACAAACTCTATTCTTGGTTTTCGGGCTGGGCAGACACGTAATGGGGCTTGCACAAATGTCTTGAAAATAGGCGCAACTGGTAAAATCACAGGAGTAACCTCAAATTCAACCTTGCCCGAGATCACCTATGACGCCAATAACCCAGTCTACAACCTTTCTCTAGCCGTTCCCCCCAGTGGAGCAATAGCTTCTGCCCCAACCAGCGCCCAATATGAAGGGGCCTACTACACCGCCACCAACTGCAACGCCGCTTGTACAGTGGGTGGAACCTGCACCGCTGGCGCTTCTACGCATTGTGAGGTTCGTTTCAATGGTAGTTCGTGGGTTGAAACGGGCCGGTAGCTTTCTGTAGGTGCGCCATGTCTGATGAAATCCTAGCCATTCTGGCCGATCAATCCAAAGCTATTGGTCGCATTGAGGGCGCTTTAACTCAGTTGGTTGGAAATGGCCAACCGGGGCTCATCAAAGAGATGCGTGATGACATTGAATCACTCCAGCTCTCTCGTAGTCATGCTAGAGGCTACATTGCTGGCGTTACAGGCGTATTAACCATCGCAGAGATCGGCTGGCATTATCTGCTTCATAAACTTGGGGGTAAGTAATGGCGTTCACCGACGAAGATCGCGCTAAGGCGATGGCCTCTTTCAAAGACCATCGGCGCAAAACTCAGTACATGAAGAATGCGCTCTTTAAGATTGGTTGGATGCATCCCACTGAGCTGGAAGCCTACGAACCTACAACGGGCATCGAGCTGATTGCCAAGACGATGATCCTCCAGTGCGCTAACAGCAAAGGCAAGAATGCCACCCAGGTGTTGAAGGAGATCAGAGACACCATTGGGGAGCGTATCGGCTCCAACTGGAAAGAAACGAAAGAGCACCATGAGGGAAAGCCCGACATCCTCAACGACCTACCTCGGCCTAAGCGGGAGCCTGAGCTTGCCAATTAGCAACCCGCTTTAGGGGTAATGGGGCCATGCCTAAGTCAGTCAAGATCACGGATGTCTACCGCCCCCACGCCCAACAGATCAAGTTCCACGAATGCCCCGCTACTTTTAGGCTCTATGGTGGCGCAAAGGGTGGGGGGAAGTCTGTAGCTCTCTTGTGGGAGGCTATCGGCTGGTGCCTCCGCATCCCTGGCGTTAACGTCCTCCTCCTACGGCGCACCTACCCTGAGCTGAAGAAGGGCCTCATGCGCCACCTTGAATTGTTGGTTCCACCCGATATGTATGGGGGGCAGAAGAATTGGAACAAAGCCGATGGCTTTGTAGCCTTCCCCAATGGCTCTAAGCTCTACTTCGGCTCGGCCCAGCATGAGAAAGACGTGATGGCCTACAACGGCCATGAATACGTCTTTATTGGCATAGACGAGGCTACCGAGTGGCCCTACGGGATGTTTGAATACCTGACCTTCCAGAACAGGTGCCCCATCAAGGTTGACTCCAACGGCGACACGGTGATTCCCTGTATGGCCCTGGCGACCAACCCAGGCGGCATCGGGCATGAGTGGATCAAGGCCCTCTTTATTGGCGAGAAGGATGAGAGTGGCAAATATGTACGTACACTTGCCGGCGTGCATAAGAAGATTCCTGAGCTTAAAGGTGTAGAGGTTGATCTCTCCAACTACGCTTTTATCCCGGCGAAGATATTTGATAATCCAGCCTATGCCACTGACAAGCGTTATCTACAGAAGCTAGAGACGGCCAACGCCATCTGGAAAGAGAAATACCTCTTTGGCTCATGGGAGACATTTGAGGGCGCTTACTTTGATAAGTTCGATCCAGCCATTTGCGTGATGGACAAGTATTTGGTCCGAAGGCTGGTGCATGGGCAGCCGTGGCACCCCAAGTGGCTAGGCATCGACTGGGGCTTTCGCCACTGGGCTACTGCTTATTGGTTCTCTAACGTCACTATCACCGATGAGGAGGGCAAGCCTCACGATAAGACCATTGTTTACGACGAGCTGGTGGTCCAAGGAACAGGAAGTAGGGAGTTGGCCCAGCTTATAGCGAAGAAGTGCCGCTGGACGGATGAGAACGGTAGGGAGCAAGTCACCAACATCCAGGCCGTCTACCTATCGCCCGATGCCTTTGCCTCCAGGGATGCCGAGAATACCGTAGCGGAGAAGCTGGATGAGGCCCTATCGCCCTTCAAGCTCCCCCGCTCCACACCCGCCGACGATGATCGCGTGGGTGGCGCTAGGTTGATTGATGAGATGTTCTCCCGCCGGCCTGAGCCTGACTTGTTGGTGAGTGAGGAGTGCGAGGAGTTGATCGACGCGATACCCAACCTTCAGGTGGATGAGAAGAACCCCGAGGATGTAGCTAAGACGAAGCTCCGCTCGGACGATATTTACGATGGCTTCCGCTACGGTCTGAAGTCGATGCTAGCGAGTGGCAAAACGCCTTTTGCGGTGGAGCGGGATCGGATTATGAGCATGTGTCACACTAACCAAGAGAAGTTCTGGACCGACATAGCGTTGAAGCAGAAGCGCAAGGCCGCCGCTGGGATTCGCTTCTTTCGTCCAAGGGGGTTTGGTGGCCGATAGGGACTTTACGCTGCTACCCGTTGGGACGGTGGTGATTCAGAGTGAAAACTGCGTCACCTTTGAGTTTCCCAGCGAGGATGATGCCATAGCGTTCGCTGAGTTTATTCATTCGTGGGTGCGGGGGGAGATTGAACTTGAGGCAACTGATAATCAGGCTTCTTATTAGGGCGCTAGCTACTGTATATACAGAACGTCGCTACTTACCAATAACCAACGACGTTTTGGCACAGGCCGCCGCGTTGGCGAGCGCACCTTTACCCCTAAAGCGGGTTTCACAAGGAAAGGTTGAGCCGATCCGGTTTAGACGCTTGACCTACGCCCAGGAGCAGAGTGAGTGGGAGTGGAAACACAATAAAAGGGCGCGGGAACTCGTTGATCGCGCTAAGGCTGGCTACTTCTAGGCCGGTATATTTCTGATGAGGAGTCATCCATGGCCATCCCTACCCCCAACTTCCACGCTGGTCGCCTTTTAGCATCGGCATTTAACTACACAACCACTATTCTTTCTGGCTCGGCTTCTGGCACTAACGTCACCATTGTCGTGGCCAGCTCGCCGGTTGTCGCTGCCTCTGATGGATCACCATATACTCCTTTCTCGACCAACGCCCCGGTTACTCTGGGCGTGGGCCTAGCTAGCGCCGAGACGGTGACTCCCTCAGCGGTGAGTTATACGGCGGTTTCTGGAGCGGTTCAGCTTACCGTAACCACTTCTAACGCGCACAACTTTGGCGAGACGGTGACTTCTGGCTCGGGTGGCCTTCAGGAAGCCCTGAACGTAGCTAACTCCAGCGGCGGGGGCGTTGTAACCCTCGATGCCTCGTTCACTGGAACTGCCGCCCAAATTAACTCTGCGACGGGCTTTGGTCAGGTGACGATTGAGGATATTAGAACGGGTATCAACGCTCGCCCCTCTAAAGTTGCGCTAGCAGGAACGACTGATGTGATCCCCGTCCAAGAAGGCGTTTATGTGTTTACTAACGCCAGCGTGGATGCGGCCACTTTAGCGGCCCCTGTAGCTGGGATCGACGATGGCAAGGTGTTGATGTTTACCACCAAAACCGCCGCTGCCCACACAGTCACAGTTGGGGCGAATAAGATCAACAACGCGGCGACAGGCAAATTAACCTGGACCGCTGCGATTGGTAATAACGCTACATTGGTCGCCTACCAAGGTGCCTACTACACGCTCTCTCTGAGTGGCGTGACAGTTAGCTAGGAGATAACTATGTTCACCAGTCCACTCAACCGCTTCGTTTCGTCCGATGAAGATTTGCAGGACGATATGGCTCCCACTGAGGAGTCGAATATGAATAACCCTCGCCCCTCCAAGAAGCCTGGGAAGGGAGCTGGTGCCTCGGGCTCACCCAAGAAACGCTCTGGCGATTACGTGTTCAACAAGAGCCACGCGCCCGATGGTAAGCCTACTGAGCCCATTCACTTCAATGGTGAGTCGGCCCCAGGTAAGCGTACCAAGGGTCAATTTGATCCCAGCGTGGGCAGTGGCCAAAAGACTGGGCACGAAAATATGCGAACCAACTCTGGCTTCGGCCAAAGGGGTGGAAAGTTCGTAGATGGCGATGCCGAGGGCTACGAGAATATGCGTGCTAACTCTCGCGGCGGCAAGTCGAGGACTTCAACCAAGGCTTAACCTATGCCTGCCACTTCCATCGCTCAGCGGCGAGCCATGGCGATTGCCGAGCATGAGCCAGAGAAGCTATCCGCAAAGAATAAATCCCTGCTCAGCATGAGTAAGGAACAACTACACGACTTTGCTTCAACGAGCGAGAAGGATTTGCCGAAGAAGAAAAGCCTAAAGGGGAAGTAAATGCCGGAACTCGATGCCTCGATGCCAGTTGAGGACGTATCCGGCGCTGATGAATCCCCGAATGCGAGCGGCGGTGACCAAGTATCACAAAAAGATGAACTCCCTGATGAACTAATTGCCACGTTGCGTGAGTTAATCACAAAGTTTGGGCGGGAGGAGATGCCCAACCATCGCCAAGAGTTGCTGAGGGCGCGGGAGGGGCGCTTCTTCTGGCGAGGCTACCAATATCCCATGTACAACTCCGACATGGGGGCGTGGGCAGTGCCCGAGAGTGGTGGCTTCCCCTGGCTAAGCTCTAGCGATGAGAGATCGAAGCGATTTTACTATGTCCACAATATCTACACGCCATTGGGCAAGACTCTTATATCGACACTGGCGGGAACGCCCCCTCCGGTTCGATTCAATCCTGTTGATCCTAATTCGATTGATGACGTGGACTCTGCCAAAGAGGCCGAGAAGTACCGTCAGCTATTCTACCGAGCAGTTGACATTGGCCAGGTACTTAGGGATGTCGCTCGCTATGCCTATACCGATGGTCGAGTCATCGGATGGGTCAGGAAAGACACCAACGGGCAGAAGTTCGGCCACAACGCTGATGGATCGCCCAAGACGCAAGAGATTGTCGAGTTATATGGCGTATTGGAGACTAAGGTTCCAATTAGCCTTAGATCGCAAGATGCCTTCCCATATATATTCGTCGCCACAGAGAAGCACCTTAGCGACTTACGAGCGAAGTATCCAGATAAAGCGAGCAAAATTAAGGATCATACTTCTAGTCCTGGCGACGATCAGTTTGACCGCACTTGTCGTTTGGCTGTTCTTCAGGGCACTGAGTTTGCCACTAACTCCGGTGAATCTTACAATCATCTGGTTACTGAGCAGTTCTGCTGGCTTCGCCCATCTGCATTTCAGATGATCCCTGAGGGGGAAAAGACTAAGAAAGATGATTTGATTGGCCGCTTCCCTACTGGGTGCCGCGTTACCTACGCCGGCCAAACCTTCATTGAAGCAATAGAGGAGAACATGGACGATGTTCTCGCCCTCTTTCAACCAATGAGCGGTGATGGCCAGTCAGTCCCAGCCCTAGGCCAGTTTGTCATTAGCGTCCAGAAGCGCCTCAACAATCTCATCAACATGGTGCAGGAGAAGTATGAGAAGGGGCAGCCAACTAAGTTTGTCGATTCCAAGCTGGTAGACACCGACGCGATGACGGATCAGATCGCTTCACCTGAGGTTTATATGCCGGTGAAGAAGCCGGCGGGCGAGGCGTTATCCAACTTCTTCTACAAAGAGGAGGAGCCCCAGGCCGCCCCTGACATGATTCGAATGATCTCTGATTTGAAGGGGCCTGACGCCCAAATGCTGAGTGGAGCTCAACCATCCCTCTTTGGCGGCTCGATGGTCAACGCCAAAGCAGCAGCCATCTATTCTCAAGCTAGAGATCAAGCCCTCGGCTCCCTATCTTTGACGATGGAGCCCATGAAGTCTTTCCTAGCTCGCATCAACGAGATAGCTGCAATGAGCGCCGAGGAGAGGGAAGAACAGCAAGCTAGTGGATTGGTGCCCACTTCACGAGGAACCTTCCAAACGCTTAGTGTAGACCTAGACAAGCTCCGCGCTGGCCACTATCGCTGTGAGCCCGAAGTTGACGAATCGCTGCCTGATTCCCCTAGCGCCCAGCGCCAGACGTTCATGCAGATGATTCAATTTATGCCTGACGTGATGGGCCAGTTGTTGCAGCACCCAGACAATCAATACTTCCTCCAGCACGTGAGTGGGTTGAAGGGATTCGTAGTGCCGGGGGCTGATCAGCGCAACGTTCAGCTTAGAGAGATTGAGATGCTGATCCAAGGCCAAGCTGAGCCTCCTTCTCCAGAGGATGTTCAGAAGGTAGCCCAGCACACTACTTTGCTCCAGGTGGCTGGTCATCCCACGCCTCAGCCCAAGCCTGAGGATATGTTGAGGCCCTCGATTGAGATTGACCCAATCTTTGACGATCACAAGGTTCACTTTGAGGAGTGTCAGCGCTGGATGTATAGCGACGATGGGCAACAGGCGCGAATGGTCAATAACAAGGGTTATGATAACGTGCGCCTCCACGCGCTCGAACACTATCGTGTGCTTCAAGCTGGGCCGGACGCGGGGGCTCCAATGCAAGATAATGTGCCCGATCCAAGCCAAGCGCTCCAAGGGGCGAAAGCGAGAGTGGCTATAGCGCAGCATGGACAGGAGGGACAAGCCCAACCTGCACCCAAGCTACAAAATAAAGCATCCAAGCAGAAAGCGGCCCCCGGTGGAGAGTAAATACCGAGAACAGGGCACGCTAGGTTCAGGTTATGCGGAAGAAGGCCCATACCATTGCTCAGATTGCACCCATAAGCGCTCATCGACTGATCCATTGTGCAATCATCCTATTGTTGTTAATGATCCTGATATGCAGGATCGCCGCCAGGGAGATGTGGTCCAAATTAACCTGCAAAAAGGATGCTGCCGATTCGTCCATCCCCCCTCAGTTGTAGCGCTCGTCATGCGCCATGGTGAAACGCTTCTCAACGAGGAAGGGCGGTTGAGATCATTGATGGACGTGGATATAGCGCCCGAAGGCCAGCAGCAGGCCGAAGAAGCGGCGCAGTTCATCATCCAAAACTATCCCAACGTTAAGCGCATCATTACAACGCCCCTAAAGCGCACCCAGCAAACTGTCGCCCCAGTTGCGGCCCAGCTTGGTCTAACTCCCGAGGTTGACCCCTCCATCATTACATGGAACATGGGCGTTCTCATTGGGCAGAAGAAAGATGAAAACAAAGATGTACTGGACTACTTTGTGGAGAACCCCGACGAGCAGATTCCACAAGGTGAGTCGCTTCAGCAAGTGTTGGATCGCGCCATGCCCACGCTGGAGCTTCTGTTGGAGCAAGCTGAAGATGCCCCTATTACGCTCATTTGCATGACATCCAGTGTTATCGTGCCCCTCATAAAATACATTAGCGGCACGCCTATCAGCGAGCCGGGGGATGACGTTGGCGTTGGCCCCGGCGGGATCATGGCCATCTCCGTCTCTGGTGATGGCTACACTATAAAGCCTGTGTTTGGAGAGGTTAAGCCGGCTGAGGTTGGCGCTAGCTAGCCCCGGTAGCTTTCTATTGGATTCGCGTTTCTAGGAACACACCCTAGCCTATGGTCGCCTCCAAGGACATTTCCCTAGACTTTTGTGATCCGTTGATTGACACGTATCACGTAGATGGGGCTATGCTTCCCGAGGAGATCAAGGGAAATCGTGAACGAGGATACTATGCCCGACTATGCCGACCTGCTTTCTCCCTCAGAAGAAGTAATAGACGAACCCCTTGAAAACGTTGATGAACCTGAGCCAGTAGAAGAGGATTTAACCGTCTCCGAAGAAGGCGACGAACCGCCCCCAGAAGGTGATGAGCCTCCTACTGAAGAAGTGGTTGAGGCTGATGCTGAGCCCTCCCTCATTGGCGATGGTAAGACCATCCCCGCCGAGCTGAAGGAGCTAATCAAGCTCCATCCTGATAGCGCGAAGTTGCTGAAGGACATGTACTTCACCAACGCTCGCTACAACAAGTTTGGCAAAGTCGCTGATCTACAGAAGCTCAAGGACTATGTTGATTCCTACGGCTCCCTCGACGATGCTATTAAGACGAAAGAGCAGATCGACTCCATTGGCGATCTCAATGAGTTGGTTGAATCGAATAAAGTCTATTCCCGTCTTGATGAGCAGTTCACCGCTGGCGACCCAGCTTATGTAGACCACTTGGCGAAGGTTAACCCCGAGGCGTTCTCCAAGCTCGCGCCAACTTTTCTCTCCCGCTTTGGCTCTGACCATCCTGAGCAATACAACTACCTGATGAGCCAAGTGGTGATGAGCACTCTCATCAATACGGGCACGCTCAACGATATCAGCTTGCTTCAGCAGGCCGCTGCAACGGGCAATGTGGAGCAGATTAAGCAAGTAGCCGCTCGCATCAACGAGAGCTTGGGCGCGATTCAAGGTTTGTCTCAGAAGGCTCCAATGATCCAACGAGCTGACCCTCGCGTGGCTAAGTTGGAGCAGGAGAAGCAACAGATCGCGCAAGAGCGCCAGCAGATGTTTGTGAGCGACATCAAAGACCGCACAAACACCTGGGCCTCGCCTGAGATTCAGAAGGCGCTGGCTCCCTATGGCCGATTGCGTCCTGAGTTGATGAAGCGCTTGGATATTGCCACCAAAGAGGAGATTGGCAATATCCTGGGGCAGAATACTCAGTTCCAATCAAAGATCAAGCAGGCCATTAGTAGGGGTGATAGAGATGGGGCGCTTCGTCTCTACAAGCAATTCGTCACGCCGCTTGTATCAACCGCCGCTAAGAGGGTCGCGGGGGAGTTTGGTTTGAAGGCTGCCCCAAAACGTCAACCTACGGTAGACCAAAATGCGCGTCCTCAAACTAGGAACAATCGTACCCCAGTTGAGAGCGGCTTTGAGCGCGTCACCAAATTTCCTGATGTGAAGGATGTTAGGCGCGACTTCGATGACTATTACGACTGGGCCGCTAAAGATCAGTTCATGCTCAAAGATGGCCGAAAGATCAAGGTGGTGAGCTAATGCGCTTCTTCCAATGGCTGAGGCAGTATAAGTGGGATGCCTACGGCTGGCTCGCTATAGTTGGCATTGGCGCTTACTGGGAAATTATGGGCGCTATCAAGCATGATCGCACCACCTTCACCGACTTAGTACGCACCACAGTTCCCATTGAAGTTAGGTTGTTAGTGCTAGCGGTGTTGATATGGCACTTCTGCATGGGGCCTGGGAATGCGAATGGGCCTCGGTGGTGGTAAGTAGCGGTATATTCCTTATGTAAGGCCAACAACACTGCCTCTGGGATCACACCCCAGCCCCCAAAAGGGAAAGCGTGGACAGTTGATGACAGCCAAGCAAACTTCATTTAGGTAATGGTGAAATTATATGGCAGCTCCTTCAACTTTGTCTCAAACTACGGCGCTCATGTACGAGCGCGTTCGATCCAAAATCGCACTTCTCTACCCCCGCGAATCGGTTTTTGCTGATCTCATTGATAGGGTTGAGAACGATCTCGTCTCTAGCCGAGCGATGCGTCTCCCCGTTCAGATGTTCAGCGGTTCACAGTTCGCCCAGACCACCTTCGCTGGCAGCGATCTTGGCGTTGGAACTGCGACCAACTATCAGGTATTTCAAACCACTCCGATTGGCTTCGTTCAGGCGACCTCTTGGAGCTTGGATTCTCAGTTCACCACTGAGAGCGGCGAGCAGGCAGTTGAGTCGTTCGTCAAGCGCGAGCTGAAGAATGCCCTCGCGGAGTTTGCTTGCTACACAGATGTGATGTGTCAGCAGGACTCCACCGGCACGCTTGATACCGTCATCGGCATCAACACTGCCCCCAACAACATTCGCGTCAACAACCCGACTCGGTTCCGCGACAATGGAACCTATCAGGTCTTTACGACTGGCTTTGGTGCCCTCCGGGGAACCATCGTTGTATCAAGCGTTGATGCTCTCGGTGGCGTGATCTACATTGCGTCATCGAGCTACACTTTCACCAACACCACGGCAGGCGACCTCATAGTTATCAATGGCGCTCCCGGCGGCGCAGGAACCTCGTTGAACGGACTTCTGTTTATTCAGAATGACCCCGGCAACGCTGGAACCTACGCTGGCTTGAGCCGAGCCACCTACCCTGGCAAACTCCGCACTCCGCACATCGCGGCTGGTGGATTCGCGTTGACGGCAGAACTTGGCCGCACCGCAGTCCAGAAGATGCGTATTCGCATCGGCGCGGAGTCTGAGAAGGACTTTAAGTGGTACATGGGCCTGGATCAAGAGCAGAACGTTGAGGCCATTTCGCTCCAGACTCAAGCCGTCGTACTTAACCAAGTCGAAGGCAACCGCAGCGTTGACCCCATCAAGTTCGACGCTCCCCGCTCGTTCGTGGGGCGTTCGATCAAGGTGAGTGCATCTGCTGCACCGGGACGCATCGACGGACTCCAGCTTAACCATTGGGTTAAGTCCAGCGTTCTTCCTGGTGGTGGCGATCCACAAGTCCTCGCATGGTCGGGTGTCAGCGAGTGGCCGATGTACGGCGCGTCGGGTGGCCTTGCTGCTGCCACCTTAACATATTTAATTTCGTTTTGGCAAATGATATCAGATAACCCTGCTGCTGGTGTCTATATCGACGGCCTTCCAGTTCCTTCGACTCTGCCTCTGGGCGCTAACAACTAACGCCTGAGTTAGAGAAACCAAGAGGGGCCACTTAACCGAGTGGCCCTTTCTTATATGAACACCGTCCTTCGTCAGTTCGATAGACCTACCCCACCCTGGGTAACTTCCCAACTTGTGAAGTTCGGTACCAACCCCTATGGGCAGCCGCTATATCGCGTAGTGTGGAGCGAGGGCCGCTTGGAGAAAGTCGGTGGCACATGGCAGAATCGCCTCCTCCAAGACAAGCCCAGCGCCATAGCCGTTACGGGCAACTTCATCCACGAAACCAATCCAGTTGTGGGAGAGTCAACTGAGTATCGCTCCGTCCAGCGCTATGAGGGCAAACCGTGCTTCATGCTGGAGAAGTGGCTCCCCACCAGCTACAGTAGGTCACAATGGTACGAACTTTTCTCCGAGCCATCTTCAGGTATTTGTTATCTTGGCCCCTATTTAGAGCATGGAGACTATCATCCCTGTTATCGGCTAGAACGCGACGGGGAGCCGATGCCTCTTACCCTCGCTATCATCGAGTATTACGTCCGGTTGATCGAACACGGAAAAGAATATACAGACGTTCAGCGCCGAATGGCGATTGAGGAGCGCCAACGCGCAGCCAAGCGTGAATGGGACAATCGCGTGGATGCTGTATTCGATGACTCTCAGCCGGCGTTTGGTGTTCAAGCGGTGATGAGTGGCTACGGAGGAAAGACTGCCGACAGAGTTAAGCCTGAGGATGTCTCCTTGGCCTCAGTTGATCGTCTACCCGATTGGGTTCCGCGCAAGCCGGGATTCTCCCAATTTTGACTTGGTCTAACCACCGATCATTTGATTCCCCTCCCCCAGCGATGGATTCACAAACCCGCTTTAGGGGTAATGGGGCCGGCGTGCCAATTTGGCACAGGCCGATAACTTTCTATTAGGAGATACCCATGCCTGTTACCGAATTACCAGCAGCCGCAGTGTTTCAGACGTTTGTCGAAGATTTTGGCATGACCAAGGATGGCCGTCGCACCAAGAACCCTTGGCAGAAAGACACCCTCCCCGATGAGATCATCAAGGCCCCGGTGGAGTGGTACATCTTCAACATCGGCCCCCTTAAGCAGACCATCAGCGCTGGCTCCATGGGCCAATACACGTTGCTCCCCCCAGATGAGGGCAAGCGCTACAACAAGCCCCTCGAAATCCGGCGCTACATGATCGACTGGGCCGACCAAGGCGACTATAAGCAGAAGCCCGTCATCATGGAGGGCTCGCTGGTAGCAAAAGAGTGGGTCACCCCCAATGGCGAGAAGGGCAACACAGACTTACGCAACTGGGGCGTGTTTGCCACCAAGCATAATCCCCCCAGCGAGGATGACCTCAAAAAGGCTGAAGATAGGCTCAGGGCTACACTAGATTCCATCGTCAAAAGAGGCGATGCCCTCTACGCCGACACCAAAACACGCAGCCAAATCACCGACGTTTATCTGACCGCCGCTAAGGCCCTTCATGCTGAGCGCCCATGGTGCTCTGAATCGAAGGCGATGGGCCGCTGTGAGGGCTGTGGCCGTGGCGTTGAGTTGGATATTGCCAAGTGCCAATGCGGTGCAATCCTCAACTGGACCAAGGCCCGCAAGCTGAGACTCGTCACCCAGGCTGAGTTTGACTTGGCTGTGGCTGACGGCCTAGTAAACGCCGCATTACCCGAAAAGCGGGTTACCAACGCAAAGGCTTAATCCATGGCCCTATCTAGGATTGATGGTAGCGTTTTAGATAACGTCCCACGCCCAGTTCCGGGTGCGAGCATCGCTGTCCTCAATCAGCCGGCCAATACGACAACCCAGCCAGGATCGCCCCTTGCCACGATCTACCAAGACGTGAATGGGGCGTTCCCCCTGGCGAATCCCTTCAGTGCGGCTAACTTCCCCGCCAACGGCCTCACCAACTACGATGGCAACGGCAACTATTTCTTCTACCTAGCCTCAGGCACCTACACCATTCAAATTTATGGCGGAACGCTAGCTAGTCAGATTGTGTTGGCGGATCAGAGCGCCGGTTCCGCCGCTGCCGGTGTCACCCTTCAAACCAACGGCACCAATAACGCTAGCCAAACTACGCTCAACCTAGCCGCTGGGGCTGGGATGACAGTCACCAACTCTGGTGGGACGGTGACATTTGTTGCTGCCGCCAGCTCCATAACCTTCCAGACGAATGGCACCAACAATGGCTCTCAGACGACCCTCAATCTCGCGCAAGGCGCAGGTATCACGTTGGCAAACGCTGGCGGAACTACGACGATTACGGCGGCGGCTGGGCCAACGTTTCAGACGAATGGGACGAGTAATAGCTCGCAGAGCACGCTCAACATCCAAAATGGAAGCAATATAACCGTCACCAATGTGAGTGCGGGGAACGTTTCGATTGCCGCTACCCTCACCGCCTTCCAATCAAATGGCACGCCGCTATCCAGCGCTACCACGGTTAACTATCAGAATGGCGCTAACATCGTCATTACCAACCCCAGCGCGGGAAACGTCAACATTGCTGTATCCAATGTTCCGGTTAGAATTGCGAGCGCTGATTACACCGCCCAGAGTGCCGCGATTACCACTACTACAATCTTCACCACTGGGCCAAGCGGGGCAGCGCAATATCTTCTTTCGTGGAACGCCAAAGTAACAACCGCTGCAACCACCAGCTCTACTCTAGGTGCGTTAACTATCACCTACACCGATCCGGATAACGTGGTTCAAACCATCACCGCTGGGGCGTTGAGTAAGGGCGGCACGTTGGAGACTACCGACGCGGGTAACTCTACGACCACTGTGCTATTAGGAATGCCCTTGATGCTCAATGTGGCTAACTCCAGCAACATTCAATATGCCTTCGCCTATGTGTCGAGTGGTGCGACGGCGATGCAATATAACCTTCACATTCGCGTGACGCAGCTTATAACCTAATGCCTAATGTTCCTACAACCGTTGGTCAGGGCTCAGCATATGACACTGCGGAGTATGTGCTGAATAACGCCCGAGCGGCGCTCAATGATGTAATGGAGAGCACCGCTGGTGATATTCTCACCGACGATTGGCCGGCTACTTATGTCTACCTCAACCAAGCCAAGAGAATTGTAGAGCATGAGTTGGCCTCGAATGGAGTTGAGTTCAATGTCAAAGAAACCTACCTCCTCTCGATCTCGCCATGCCAGAGCACCGATCCGACGCAGCAAGTTTGGATCAGCCAGAGCGGCTACTTCGACGGGGCGAACAACCACGCTAATCCTGCACTCCCAGGTGACCTTATCGTACCTCTACGCCTCTGGGAACGCTTCTCTAATACCCAGAATCCCTTCTTTCAGATTACTCCCGCGATAGATGGCATCGAAGGGGCGCTGATGCAAGTTCAGCAATTCCGTTACTATGACTGGAGAACCGATGCGATCTATCTCCCTGGGGCGACGATGGCGAATGACATACGAATGCGCTATGTCAGCTATTCTCCTGAGCTTACTGGGCCTACTAGCGTTGTTCCTTTTCGCCGTAGCGCTATTGCTATCGCTTTTATGACCGCATGGTGTTTCGCCAATCCCAGGGGGGCGCAGAACGCCGGCACGCTCTTTGATATGGCGAAGCAGGAGATAGACCAGATTGTTAGCTCCACCACCAGGAAGAAGCAACGTAAGGGTGTATCTAAACGGGCATACGGCGGACGTGGGGGCTGGGAAGGGACGATTTTCTAATGAAGAAATCTAACTATCAACTGGGCGCTGAGTTTATCTTTGTCTTATTCGTAATGCTGATGCTCTACGGCCTCTCCCTATCGCGGTAGCTTTCTTTAGAAGCATCCTGACGCAGTTCCAGGGGAGAAACCACTATGGCTACCGCAACCTGCAAGCTCGCTGTTCTTAATCCGCCCCAGTATGACATCGGCTCTACCGTCATCAACTACTGGTTCACGCTGACATTCAGCGCCGCCACCGACACCTATGCCACAGGCGGCATTACGTGTGATCTTACACAAGCGGGTAATATCGCCAACTCAACTAGCCTTCCGTTGCTGGTGTGGGTACAGTCCACTACGGCACAGGGAGCTAGCCATCAGTCATACTTCCAGTATTGCCAAGGCACTACTCAGAAGAACGGCTTGCTTCAAATTTTCACGGCGGGGGCTGAGAAAACCAACGGTCAAGCTATGAACGCCGGCGACAACGAGAACTCATACGTGATTCGCGTTTGCGCTACGTTCCCCCGACGCTAAATCTCTAGCCCAGCTTCCGCCTTCGTGGAGGCTAGGTCTAGCTTCCAGAGCGAGGTCTGGTGAGCATAAATCCCAAAGGTTCTCCCGCCCAAATTGCGTGGACGATATTCGGTGGACTCGATACCGAGATCGCGCCCCCCACGCATCCCGAGGGCCTATCGCCTGATTGCCAAGACGTTGCCTTCGTCCCTGGCTCTGTCTTTACCCGCCCCGGCGCAACGCGAATGCTCACGTCTAACTCCTTGGGCTTCGGGGATAGCGTTAACTACAACAAGACCTTCCAACGGCCTCAGCTAAAGCCACTCAACCTATACTTCAATGGAGCTGGGACGCTCTACTCGCAAGACCCAACTACCTCCAGCGCCCCATCCATCATCTTCAATAGCACCCCTGGGGCTTATGCCTCTAGCGTGACAGCGTTTGGGCGGGAATATATCACCATCCACGATGGCCAGAATGCCGTAGACATCCCACGCCAATATGACCCAACGCTGACGGGCAACAATGGCTGGCGCAGAATTACGCAAGACGGTCCAGGGGCTCCCCCTATCGTTACGGACGCAGCTACCACAACGCTAACGATCACCAGCGGCAGTCCAGATGGCATTACCCCTGTAGGTGCGTTAGGTGGAGCGCCTATCAGTGCCGCCATCAACACGCTGGAAGTTGTAACCATAACCACGACCATCAATCATGGCTTCAACGTGGGCGACATAGTAGTTGTGTATGGCGTTACTCCCTCTCAATACAATGGCACCTACACCATCGCGGCTGTCCCAACCCTCCGCTCGTTCACCTACAACGTGAATGCTATATGGGGCGCAGGGACTTCCTTCGGAACCGCTGTACCAGTTAAAGTGACTGTCAATACAACCACTGCACATGGCTTGATCGTGGGGGAGACTATCACCATAACGGGGGATAGCAACAATAGCTACAACAACTCCCAGAACCCCGCCATTGGTCTAATCCCCGGCGCGATGTGTAGAGAGTATCCCTACAACCCCGGCGTGGGGCAGGGCGCTTTTCCTTACAACAGTGGCAACCTGCCAACTTCCACTGGATCGTTCGCCCTCTCCTCGGCCAACAACACTATCATGTTCAACCCATCCCTCAAAGATGGGACGGTGTTTCTCAGCGGCGTGCCGGCGGATACAGAAGATAACGCCACCCTCACTATCTATGGGGTGAATACATCAGGCACCTGGGATGGCACCAGCGTGACGCTGGGGGATGCCACACGGCCACCTTTCAACATGACGCTGACGTTCAACTTGAGTATCCCCGCCGCTGGGACGTACTTCTTCCGCTTCGGCCACGATGATGGCGCATTTATGGCGATTGGGGGTGGGGCGCAGCTTGTGACTGGCCAATTCCGCGATCCCTTCAACCATACGGTTACGGCCCAGAATAGCTTATCCTTCACCGGCGCTGGCTCAGTCAATCCTCTATTTGGCTCCAACGGCTCGCCCAACTTCTACCATGTGCCTTACCACCTAGAGACGTGTAGCGTAGCCTTCCCCACCGCTGGCGTGTATCCAGGGGAGATTGACTACCAAAACTGGGAGAGCGCTGGCTTCTTGATCCTGCAATACTCAACGGATGGCGTCAACTGGCAAGCCATCCTCCCCGGTGTGCCAGCCTTCGCCACCCCGCCAACGTGGAGCGTAACGAAGGTTCTCAGCTCTACCAGCTTCCAGTTTAACTCCGTCTTTGCTAGTGCGCTGGGTGAGGGCGGGACGATCACTGTCGGTGGGCTAACTATCCCAGGCGTTCACCAAGTCTGTGTGAGCTTCCAAACGGACACTGGCTTTATCACCAAGCCCTCGCCTCCTTCAACGTGGACCGCAGCGGGAAACAAGCGCGTAACCGTCACCAATCTGCCCATTGGACCGCCCAACGTCACTGCGCGGGTAGTTCACTTTACTGGTGCAGGTGGGGCCAATTTCTTCTATCTCCCAGTTCCCAGCTTTGATCCAACTAGCGGGGCTACTGTAGCTACAGCTACTGTAGTTAACGATAATACCTCTACTAGCGCTACTTTCGACTTCAGCGATAATACGCTATTTAATGGAATTGGCGTGGATATAACGGGCAATAACCTGTTCAATCAAATAACCCTTGGCCCCTGCGCGGGAGTGTTCAGCTACTCCAATCGTCTCTTAGTGTGGGGCGATACCAACAAACTTAATAACTTGCTCAACATGGGCTTTGAGGGCGGCACAACCATTGTTAATGGCACGCTGCCTCTGGGGTGGGACACTAGCAATGATGCCGGTGGATCGCTGGTTACTACAGGCGACTACTACATGGCTTGGACGATCCTGGGAAATGGCATCAACGTCGCTCGGGGCCAGATTCAACAAAGCGCTTATCAAGACGCAGTTCACATTACGATTCTCTCACCCAACACCCAATACACCTTTAAGTGCTGGGCGAAAGCGCAAACGCCTAACATGCAAGGTACGCTGGTGTGTGACTTATATAGCCCTACCAGCGGAACCTTGGCATCGGCTACCATCCCGGCTAATACGATAGGCTTGACTGGTGGCTTCATCTCAGCGGACTTCAACGCAATCACGCCAGTTACTATTCCTAGTGACACGCTGATTCGCGTTTATGCTACCAACTTAGGTAACACGTTGGCTCTAACCATTGACGAAATGATGATCGTCTACACACTCAACCCAACTATCTTGGGGCAAGTTAGAGTGAGTTATGGCCTCAACCCAGAGGGCTTCGATGGGGTAACTGGGCTCTATGCGATTGAGTATCCTGAGCCCGTCATGTCACTCAAGATAATTCGAGATAACTTATATACCCTTAGTAGTGGACATCTCCTACGCACCACCGACAATGGCATAGGTGAGCCGGTGACATGGACCAACTATACAGTGAGTGACATAGTTGGCGGGATGAGTGTGCGCTGCTTCGACGTAGCTGAGGGCTGGGGCATGTTCGCCGCCGAATCGGGGCTATATGCGTTTAGTGGGGCACACCCAGAGAAAGTAAGTCAGGAAATTCAAACACTATGGGATGCGATTGATCCCAACTTGAGGAAACACGTATGGGTAACGAACGATCCAGTGAATCGCAGAATCTTCGTGGGCGTACCGCTTACGGCCTATTCCCCGACAGGTGCCACGTTTGCTCCAGCGTCGTGCAACAAGATGCTGGTTCTGGACTACCGCAACCTCAACACGGCGGAAGCGATACAGGGGCAGGGGCCTGTGAGATTAGGTTTCAGCGGCAAACTGATAGCCACGGATTTCAGTCGCAAGTGGTCAATATGGAACCTACCAATCAACCACGGCTCGATGATGAACATGCATGGCGATCAAGAACCACAGATGGTTCTAGCTGGGGGGAATGGGCTTGGTTTGACTGGCGGGAATGGCAACAGCTATTTCCTAACTCCAAATAGAGGCTGGGACGATGATTATGGCGCAATTGGGGCGCTCAATGGCGAAGGCTTCACTAGGCCAGATGGAACCTTTAGGCCCAACCAAGCCTACTATGTAACCTACTTTGCCCCCAGCCATGAGCAGGAGCAACAGTTTGGCACTGGCTCTCAAAGAAAGTTATTCGCCTACTTAGAGGGTTATATAAGTGGCTTCGGCGTGGTGTATGTGGTGCCACTGTTGGATAGGTTGGGCAAAGGTAGCACGCGGCCCCCTAAGGGCAGAGCTTTAGTGGCTGAGCCTAACTTCGACTTAGAATGGCCCTTAAACGTTCAGGCTCAACGATTGGCTCTACTAATCTACGCATCACCAAGTTAGGACTATATGGCCCATCAATTTACCGATACGTTTTGCACCGTTAACTCAACCGCTCAAGCGGCCTATGAGGCAATAGGTGGTGGCACTTACACCTATTCCTCTAGCTATGCGCGATTCGCCCCACCGCCAGGGTGCCAAAGTGGGGGCGTGTTGATTCCCGTCAATGGCTATTTGCGTAAGAATCTGTCCTCCAATCAGCAGATATTAACGGCCTTCGTTAGCTTTGGGGCGCTGGGAATGCCTACCGCTGGGCAGCAATCAGCCGTTGTTGTATTCCTCGATAATGGGACGTTTCAGACGGGGCTCCAATGGACACCCAGCGGGGCGCTTCAATTTGTCCAAAACATCACCAACATTGGCCCCGCGAGCAATCCAGGGCTCATTCAAACTGCTACTAAGCCAATCAACGGTATTGAGGTTCAAGTGAAGATCGCTAGCTCAGGCGGGGGCTTCGTCAACTGTTGGCTGAATGGCGCATTAGTTATCTCAGCCACAGGGCTAACCACCCAAACTAGCGCCAACGCATACGCCAACCAAGTTCAGATCGGTGGCCAGTCGGGGCAGTTCGGCGGCTCGGACCAAGGCTTCTACACTGATTATTTAAGAGTGTGGGACAGCACCGGCACAACTCAAAATGCCCCAGTTGGCTTCGACGTTCAGCCGGTTACTAAGCTAGCCTCTAAGGTTGGCTTAACGACTCAATTTACGCCCAACGGCCTCCCCGCCAACTACCAGTGCGTCTCAGTTGTGCCCCCCAATGGCGGGGATTTCGTTGCAGCTTCAATAGCAGGTATACATGATGACTATGGCGTTCCTGTAGCCGGCTTCACCACCGCGCCCAACCAAGTGGTAGTTAGCTCTTACTACCAAAAGACCGACAGCAATACGCGCACCTATACCAATGGCGTGTTGAGTGGAACGGCAGTTGGGACGGGGGCTACATTCACCGCCAACTCTGGACTGACATGGGTTCAAAGCTGTATCGCCAATGATCCAGCAACCAACCAACCATGGACCGCCGCTGGAGCTGACGCAGCCCATATCTATCACACTGAGGTTTCCTAATGGCGCTACAGGTTGAACAAACTACTCTAGTCACTGAACAGGTGCAGCCATCAGGGAATATACAAGTGGCGCAAATAGCTTTGATCGCTGAAGTTGGGACGCAATCTGCGGTAGGGCCGCGCTGCTATCTCGATATTCAGAAGCTCATCCTCACCGTGAAGGAGAGCAACGTCCCAGTGCGAGGGCGTAATCAGTGAGCTTCAAAGTAGCCAATCTCGACAGCATCTGGAACAACGCTCCTATCTTAGCGGAGGCACTACAATCCCTGCGCGATGGCATCGACACCATTGGGCAGAAGTTGAGCGTCAATCCTCAAGGGCCAACCATCGCGCCAACGCCCCCACAGGCGCTCAATGTTGTGGCATCGGGCGGAATCACTCACGTCACAATCACTGATAACTCCCCCCGCACACGCCACGTCAATTATTTTGTGGAGTATGACACCAGCCCCAATTTTAGTAACGCCCATCCTCTCCATCTAGGCATAGGGAGATCAGCGCGAATACCAACGTTTATGGGGCCAACTCCCATCTATGTGAGGGCGTATGCTATGTATCCCGATGGGCCACGCTCGACGCTCATCTATCACGGCTCGCCAATAAGCCCTACTCCCATCCTCGATGGCGCACCTACTGTAGGTCCATCTCTCCCCCCAACGCCGGGGAGCGGAACTTCTACCCACGCTGGCTATGGCTATGGGAGAGACAAGTTTGTGAGCCCTCCTAGGACTCCCGGCAAACCCCCGAAGGTCTACTAAGCCGATAACTTTATTGGTAGGAGACCTCTTATGCCGTTTTTCGGCGGTGGCGGCGGCGATCCCGGCGCAGCGTCAAAACAACAAGGGACTGATAACGCCTACGCCTCTACCTTTGGCTCGAATGCCGGCGGCGCGTGGAATGCCCTATTTCCCACCCTAACTCAAAATGCCACCAATCCCCAGGGCTTTAGTGCTGAGGAGAAGGCCACTATGAACACAGCCAGCTCCCAGTCTCTAGGCGGGAGCGTAGCTGGCGCAGTAGGACAAGGCACTCTGGCAGGTGAGCGTACTAAGAATCCCGGCGCATTTGGCGCATCGTTGGATGCAGCCTCTAAGCACGCTGGTGAAACGGCCTCCCACAATGCCCTAGGTGTAGAAGAAGCCAGCTCCAACTTAGCCCATGCCAAGCAGCAGCAAGCGCTAACGGAGCTGGGTGGCTTGTATGGCACCAATGTAAATGGCCTCAACGATATGTTGAAGAACGCCAATGAGGCACTTGGTATCTATGAGGGGGCCAAAGAACATCAAAGCTCCGTCATGGGCAATCTAAGTCAGCTTGGCCAGTTTGGTGCAGGTGTAGCCAAGACGATAGCTAATCCCGGCGGGTTCGCAAACCAATAATATGCCTGGATCACTCCTCGATCCCGACGCGCAGCAATCTTTTGTACAAGGATTGCCCCCGGTGCTGCCCAGCTTAGCCAAGCCCAAAGCACCAGACAGTTCACCTACGCCCATTTCTTCACCAATGGGAATGCCCTCTGCCGCCCTACCGCCCGTTACATCCATCGCCCCAACGCCTGAACAGCAGCGTGTAGGCGCGATCAGGCAGAAGCTACAGAATGCTGAGGACAAGCCCTCCTTCACTGAGGGTTTATGGAATAGAACAAAAGGCTCTGATTCAGTGCTAGGGAAGATTGGTCACGTTGGCGCGGGGATTCTGCGCGGCGTGGAGTTGGCCGGAACTGCGTTAGCTCCTGGCCTAGCGTCAGCCATTCCCGGCACCAGCATGAACAAGCGCCTAAATGAACAAGTTTTAGGGCACCAGCTTAGTGGCGCAGAGGGACAAGCTACACAAGAAGCACAGGCAGAGAAAGATCGCGCTGAGGCAGCTAAGGCAAACTTCGAAGCTCAGCCTAAGCCAGTCACGCCCAAGTTTGGGGTCACGCCTTTCCAAACTGACACTGGAACACCTGGAGTGTTGGAAGAACAAGGTCCAAACGCCGGCCAAGTATTTCCTGCAACTGGATTCAACGCCAAGCCCGATAAGGCCGCTGGAGGTAACGCTATTCCTCTCTCCCAGCAGGATGCCGACGAGCGTTGGGGCCTATGGACTAAGACGAATCCTAAGCTAGCGAAGTTAATTCCAGCCAATCCCTTCAAGCCAGGGATGTTACCTGAGCAAGCCAAAGAAGTGGAAGGCGTACTCAACTCCGCGATAGGCAAGGAGCAGGGACAAACTCATATCACCCTCCAAGAACGTGGCATGGAGGACAAAGAGGAGAAAGAGAGAACCGCCGCTGCTCAGACGGCTACCCAAGGCCGCATGAATCTCTACGCGCAGCAGCACTACGCCGACTCGGTGGCGAAGTGGCACAAATCAACCGAGAAGAATAGCGCTCAGTATGCCAAAGACGTGACGCTGATGACTGATCTCATCCACGGTGAGCAACAGGGGCAAGGCGTTCTAGGTGGGGTGGTTGGCTCGACCCCCATTGGCGTTTTACTGGGTGGCGTTGGAGGTCCCGCTGGCGCGGCCACTGGAGCAGGCATTGGCCTTCTAGCTAACGCCTTGAGTAGCCCAGCCACAGCCGCACTAGATAGCTTGAAGCGCCAAGGGATTTCTCCCCAGGGCTATCAAGCCATGCAAGCCTACTTCAACGCCCTCCCAGCCAGGATGGCTTTTGAGATCACCAACCAAGGCTTGAAGGCCAGCTCAATGAGGTTTGGGGCGCTCATCAACAAGATTATGAACACCATTCCGCCACCCAACACCCCAAGGGGCCAGTTCAGTGGGGCGTTTCAGCAATACTTTAATCCAATGAAGGTGACGCTGGAATCGGGTGAGCGCAACGCCAAGCTCCCCCAGGGCTACCAATTCCCTAGCTACGAGGAATTCTACCCTAGCGAGGAGCAACAGAGCGGCCCTTGGTCGAAGTATAAGAAGCAATAACCATGCCCCAGAGTCCACAAGTCGGCGCAGTAGAAGATGGCTACCGCTTTAAGGGCGGCGACCCTAGCGACCAATCCAACTGGGAGCAGGCCCAATCGACGGCTCAGCCTTCCAATGGGAAACCCGCTTTGTCGGGTAATGGGTCGTCCGCTGGCCTCTTGGATCGTGATATTCCCCTCACCAGCTACGGCAACGCTACACTGAGCGGCCTACAGAGCGTTGGCAGGGGTTTGCGCTCGGCTGGGGAGGGCGCAGCTAAGTTGTTTGCCAAGCCAACTGGCGCGGCTGAGAACACGGCAGCGGCGCTTGGTCCCATTGGACTACCAGCCTACCGAATGATGAAGGGCGTTGGCGACACAGCGAGCCAAGCCACCCAGCTCCCCGGCGCAATTAGAGACATCAACGCCTCGCCCGATCCGCTCTACAACTACGCCACAGCCACGCAAAATGCCGCCGGCGAAGGTGCAGGACAAGTGCTGATGGGCGCAGCTACAGAAGGTTTGGTTAGAGGTGCTACTCCCTACGTTGGTAGAGAGCCTTTGCCCCCCATCAACGTCAAGGGGCCTGGAGAGATCGCTCCAGAGATGCCCCGGCCTAGAGCTTATCCCCAAGCGGCGGCTCCTATTCCCCCGCGCTCTGGCCTAGCGCTGCCTGGGCAGGTGACCGACAACTCGTTGATGTACAACATCGACCCGCTGAGGGCCAAGCTGACGAGCCCTGAGGCGTTGGCGACGAAGATGCCTGACCCCTACGCCAGCGCCGATATGTTGAGGTCCAAGCTAACAGCCGTCCCGTCGATCAGCCGCAGCTTGGGCGATACGTATACGCCCCCCGCTGTGCCGGCTAGTGCGAGCGGTGAGGCGCTATCTAGTGTAGCTAACGCAGGTGAGCACAACGCCCTTAAAAATTTTATAAGCAGCAATCCTAGTGCATTAGGGCGAGTTAAGCCAGTTGGAGCTCCCGCACTAACGCCGAGTTTGGGAGATGCCTATACGCCGAGTGAGGGCGCGCCTGCATTACCCACAGAGCGGGTTTCCGGGGGAAGCGCCATAGCGAAGGTTGAGGCCCCCAAGGTTAAGCCGGTTGGGGCTGGCCCAGACGCGGCTACTAGGCGCTCAGGATATATGTTTGGCGAGCACGCTAGTGAGTATGATCCTGAGAACTTGGTCCATCGCAAGATAAAAGACATGACGCATGAACAGCTAGCGACTGAGGCCAACAAACGATCAATGAAGGGTAAGAGCGACTGGACGGCTGATGATTTCCGGCGCTCTACCGTCTCCCACGGCAAATCGTCCAACCCCAATGCGACGTTTGTGCGAGGGCAACTGTTGAACGAGGCCGGTGGGGAGTCAGACGTTGAGATGGCGCGGCGGGGAGGATCAGAGGCCCCTAAGCGTTCTATCAGCAACATGGTGCCCGAGAACGAGCGAGCCTCTAGCTTGATTGGCAAAGAGGAGCAGGAGAAGTTTGCTCAGCGGTTTGAGTCGCGGGGCGCTAAGAAGGCTGAGATGGAGAAAGGGAGTCCACGCTAATGGAACTTCTAATGTTGGTGAATCTAACCTTTGAGATCACGTTCTATGTCCTCGCCAGCGTGGCCCTCATTAAATACTTGTTCGTTCAATCTTATGAACATCGTAGACCAACTCAAAAGAGACGAGGGCGTTAGGCTCAAGCCTTATCGTGATAGCGTTGGTAAGTTGACCATCGGCATTGGCAGAAACTTGGATGACGATGGCATCACCGAGGCCGAGGCTTCTTACCTACTGTTGGACGATCTTCAACGTACACAAGACGCCCTCTACACGGCCCTCCCATGGGTGAAGAATCTAGATGAGGTAAGGCGCTCAGTGATTCTTAACATGGCCTTCAATATGGGCACTGGGCGATTGGTTGGCTTCAAGATGATGCTCAACTACCTTCAGGCGGGGAATTGGATGCTGGCGAGCCAGGAGATGCTGAGGTCTTTGTGGGCGAAGGAAGTTGGTGAGAGGGCTCAGCGATTGTCTACTCAACTTTTAAGTGGTACATGGCAGTAACAACTGCGTCATTCATTTCAACCAACGCATATAGAAGATCAAGGTGCTTTGGAGGAACAACAGCCACAGCTTCTCTAATGCTATGTACCTTCTCTCCTACTAGCCGATCTATCATCTTTAAGAGGCGTTGATGCGCCTGTTGGTGAGTCACTTCGACCGTCTCCTCAGCTCAATCCTAGCACAGTCTGATTTGTAGTGAGCGATCTCGCCATAGATAGTAGCGCGGCTCTTGTCAGGCACGCCATTCTCATCGAGGGGAACCTCTAAGCGCGTCTTGGGGCCGACCTCAACCGTGAGGGGGCAAACTTCAGGCTGAGTATTGTCCCACACCATCACGGCGTATTGCTCGGTAGTTTGGGCGCTGGTGGAGAGAACAAATAGGAGAAGGGAACACACAACCATTACCCACCCAGTTGACAGCGGGTTGAAGTCAGTGCTGGGATTTGATGTTTTAGCTGGCATTCCCTTGTCCATCTCGTTATAAAGCTACCGGCCTCGCCTCCACAATATATAGGCCCAGCCTGCTATTTTGATGAGTAAAACTTCGCGGGGATTCTTCAAATACTCGGCGCATTTGTAGACGATCTCCCCAATGCCATGCTGGGGCTCGAATGACAAGAGCGTGCCAACTTCGATGAGTTGATTCTTCCCATCGGCGTCTGTTTGAGTGTAGTTTTTCTCTCTAGCCTTGGCGTCAACACTCTCTTTGACGAGGGCCAAAAATTCATCACAAATGCTGCCTACTTCTTCAACAGAATATTTAGCTTCGATCATCTTAACGTTAGCTCCCACTTTCCATCTTTCTCTAAAATTACTCGGCCCATCATCGTGTCGCTGGGGGCCATCCCACTAACTTCGGCGTAGGTGCCGTAGTGCTCAAGGAAGCTAGAGGACATCACACCAGCGAATTTTTCCAAATGAATCCTTCCCTCTCTCCTACGCTCGCGCCAGTCATAGAGCACTACTACATCATGCAGGTGCCCCACCCAATAGCACTGCGCCTCTCCCTGCGACATGAAGCGATGCAACATCTGAGCCTTAGCGCCCTTAGTACGTGAGCCAGTTCCCCCATGCCACAGAGAATTTTTGAATGGCTTATGTTCACCATAGTGGATGTCAACGAACTGCTTGCCTGAGCTGTAGGGAACTTTTAGAAACGTAGCTATTAGATGTCCCAAGTCGCCAAAAGTTTTAACTGATCGGCGTTCATGATTGCCCCCAACGTAGCCTAAGATGCGATGGCGCATGGGGATCATCAGCTCAATGAAACGAAACACCTGCCCCATTGGTTCCTCAGTATTCTCATAAGGACTAGCTATGCTGATACTAGTGGCCGCATCCACCAAGTCTCCCAAGAGAAAGACGAAGCGATTCGGGGCTGAGAGCACCCAATCTCTAAACTCAATGAAGCGTGGGACATTACAAGAGAGATGCCCGTACTGAACATCAGTGAGGGCTAAAATCTCAATGTTGTTATTATAAACCTTAGGGTCAAAGTGGGCGGTGACATACTTACACTCATCCCCGTAACGCATGGACCCCTCCCATTTGATAACGTCAGCAGGAGCGTCTTTATACAACCTAGTCAGATATTCACTGGTGGTTGGAACCAACGCTTGAGTATACATCAGATTTTATTCTCCTGAATTTTTTGGTGTAAGCGCCAACTACGCTGTCTCCATCGTCTTTGTTCCGACACAGAATAGCGTCGTCTTGTGGGGCACTCTCGACCATCAGCCAGTAATACGTGGCAAGTGCCACACTTTCGTCCTCCTGTATAAATCCATGTGCTCCTATTAACAATTCTTTCAGGATGAGCCTTACAGCGTGGACGCTCCCCTAAGTCCCATCTCTTGCCGCGATTTATCCTAGAAGTAAGCATATATTGGCGCTTACACAAGCTACATGTTGTTCGGCCCAAAAGTGCGCTACTAGGTAACGATGGTAACCCATGCTTCTTACACAAAAGTTGCTGCACGCCACTCCTCCATTTTGTCCCAGCTTTTGCCCATGCTTACACCCACTTCACACTTCAATCCTTCTGGGGCGATGACAGGATCAACCAACACTTCCGAAGGCGCTTCCATAACCGGGAGTACCGACGCAACGCACTCCTCCACCAACGCATCGGGGCACTCAAAGAGGAGCGAGTCGTGAACTGTGTTAATAAATCCGAACCGCTCAAGCAATCCAGATACACTATCCAGCTCCAGAAGGGCCTCCTTAATGCGTCCGAAAGCATCATTTGCCGGAAGGAACGCGATGGCAGCTTCTGCCTGCTCTCCACCCGGCCTAAGCCCCGATGGCGACCATCGGAGGACTTCATAGAACCTACGTATATAACCGTGACGCGAAAGCAGGTATCCTTGTTCGTGAGCGCGGACTCTGACATTCTCCCTCCATTTCTTCGCCCTGGGAAACAGGGAATCAAGCAGCGCTAGGAGGTCTTTCGCTTCTTTCTGACTATCGAAGCTCTCTCGATTCATGTCATATAGCTTGCGATAACCAAGGCCATAGCCATAGCCTAGGATTGCCCTTTTCGCTTTAACGTCTCGAACGGCTTTATTTTCACGTTTAATGCGTGATAGTCTTTCGGAAAGCTCGTCATCAACCATTGCAAGTAATCTCTCGCGCCCCGGCAAGCGGAGGAGATGCGCTGTAACGTAGCTGTGGATGTCGAGCTTGGCAAGTCGCATGTAATCGTTATCTTTAGCCTCGAAGCCGAGCGTGAGTGCGTGGAAACTTTTGTAGTCGAACTCAATTAAAGTTCTCCCTTCTTCAGCTTGCACAATGGATCGAAATAGGTCGCCCTGGCCCTCTTTGTACTTCGGGGCATTTTGAATGTTAGGTCTACGGGAACTAAGCTGGCCTGTTGCTGGATCGTAATAGAAAGTCGAATGCACCCGTCCGTCACTTCTAGGTTTCCAGTTAACGATATGATTCGAGAGAATCGTTGCAGCGTCTTTGTAATCTAGAATTGCCTTGTACAAAGGGTCTTTCGTCTTGTCATAGAGCCTCTTTAGGTGCATCTGATCAAAGGTTATTTTCTTCGTCGTAAAGTCGAGTGGTAAATCGTGGCCCCTAAATTCAGCGTACTTAGTAAGTGACTTAGTGCTCACTTTCCAAGGCATAACCTTCGGCGGCTTTTTCTTGTAAGTCTTAATTGTTTTACACTCAATGGGAATTAACTCTTGTAACTCCTCATTCCCGCCATCCACGCGACAAGATAGGTTGAAGCTAACTTCCTCATAGCGCTTGGCCTCCACCGGCATACCGCGAGCGCTCATCTTAGCCAAGATAGGCTCAAGCTGGATGATGTGGCGTTGGTAGCCACTCCATACGCCAGTATCTTTTAGCGCCTTAAAGAGCGGTCCAACTATGGTTTGTAGGCAATCAACGTCCGTAATGCCATAAAACTCAGGGCGAGCAGAAGCCAGATGTTTCCACGGATAGCGCCAACCCAGGAACTTAGCGGCGAATTGTAGTCCTCTAGGAAGGTCAGGTTGTAGATGATGCCAAGCCCACATAAGATCATGGTTAGTTCCATTGATGTCAACACCGTTTGCGCGTAGTCGGGGGTCATCGAACCTCCATGTGTTCCAGCCTAGCTTAGGGTTTCCCAGAGCAAGTAGGCGTTTCGCAACTTCAATGAATGGCTCTCGCCAGGGGAAGAATATGCCGCTCCCAGGGGCGAGGCTAAATTGGATGGAGAGGATGGCGCTTTCTGTTTCTTCCTCGGCTTCTTCTTCTGTAGCTTTCTTGGAGTAGGGCGTTTCGATGTCATAGGCGATGGGTAAGTTGGGATTACGCTCAGCGTTGGCTAGAAAGTTCTCAGCATCCAGCCAAGTTGGATGGGATTGGTAGAGTGGTGGATCGGGTGGCGCTATGGTAGGCTCGCAGCTTCCCTTGGCCGCTTCCACTGCAAGCCCAATGTCCCTCAGAAGGCATCCAAAGTGGCTCATCGCCCCTCGACGCAGGAAAGAGGGATGGAACGAGGGAACAACCATTGCGGATAAATCCCGCGCAGGGAAGGTATAACCCTCGACCAAGCCGATGTTGTAGCCCTCACCAGCCAGCCCTGAGGCGACTTGGAAGGCTACATTGCCCAAAGCTAGAATCACCTTAGGTTGATACTTACGAACAACTTGTTCTAGGTGCCACCGGCCCCACGCCATTGCCTCGCTTAGCCATGGTCCAGCGAGGTTATTGCCAGGGGGATGGGTTGGGATGGCGTTGTAGAGTAGAAATGCCTCCCGATAGAGGCCCAGCTTTCTAATCGCCCTCTCTAGAACTGAGCCGGCGGGAGCGTAGGGTCTAAATGGGAGGCACCTATCGGCCAACTCAGCTTCTCCCATTGCTTCGCCCAATATGAGCACGCCGTTAACGCTAGTGCCTTCGACGTTGCAGAGGCCACGCGCACCGGGGATTGGGCAACTAGGAAGCATAGCGTTTTAACTTTAGTGGTGCCTTAGTCATATGCCAGTGGTTGCCATACACACACTTACAGGCGCGGAGGGGAACCACTGCCTTATTTTGTGCTATCGCCGCCTCGCACTCAGCTTGGGTGTCGAAGCGGCGCTTGCACAAGCAACCGCGATCTCTAGGCTTCAACCTACTTCGATTTCCCCACCTTGGTGCCGGCGGGGGCGAAGTCTGTTGGCTCGTTGAACACCTGACCGTTCTCCTGGGTGCGATGACCGAGGCGAACGTCTACCGCTTGGTTGAAGAAAGGCGTTGGGTTGATAGTGCCATTGTCCAGCGTTCGAATGCTGAATCCAACGGCCTTCTTCAACTGCCCAATGGAGGCAATGGCGAGGCTAGAGCGCTGCAAATCTTTAGCCGTTCCTGGCCACTCTTTCACGCCCTTAAATTCCTCCCTTGCGTCTTTGATTGCTGCCATACGCTCGGGGGTGAAATCTTCGGTGCGATAGTTGAAGGAGCCTTGGATGTTACGCAGCTCTCCCTTAGCGTCAGTTACAGCCAAACATAGCCTAAAATTCCAGCTAGTCCCGGCTTTGGATAGAAAGTTGGAAGTAGTGAATTGATTGCCCTTGCGTGAGGCATAGCCCTCGACGATAGTAGCTTTATACCAGCCAACGGGCCATACTCCCGCCGCTGGCTCTTTAGCTAACTCATCGAGCAAATCATCGGGAATAACTCCCTCACTGACTAGACCTACGTTGGTGGTTGAGTTTGGATCAAACATTACTTATTCTCCTTTAAGTAGTTTGCTGCTGAAATCAGAATGGTTCACGATGATATTCCCTATAACGTTCTCTGGTAGCAAAGGCCATTACTTCTCCACATCAGGAGTTTTAGCCATTAACGCTTTTATAACATCAGGAATATCAGCATGAACAGGACTTGGTATTTCCTCCGCGTCTACTCCTATAGGAGCGACCTCGCTTAAGGCCTTTGACAAAGCATTTTTCCTCAGCATGTAAGCCGTATGGTCACGCCAAGCCGCGTTTTGAGGATTCATCCAATCCCTAAGATCACACTCATAGATAACTGGGTGCTCCCAGCCCTTCACATTAACCGTAACTTTGACGTGCATATCTTCACCGGTCCACGTCTTATCGGCCCCTTTGAGTTGGTAGACAATGTTAATTGGCTTGCCCTTGATTATCTCGACGTTGTAGCCAGCGATTAGGCCACTCCCCAGAGCATGTCGAATCTTCGCGTCGGCGGTGGTGGAGATGCGCCCACTAACAATGTAGAGATCGCCCAATACTTCATTGAGGCCCATGGCATCGGCGTAGCGAACGATGCAAACACAAGTAGCGAAAGTCTGATCCGCCATTGGGCCTTTCTTAAGGAAGGCAGCACGAATCATTATATCTTGCCACTGAGGCGTGTCGGGAACGTGAACGATGTATTCATCTTTTTTACCCGCCGCGTTGAAGTCGCTAAGATTAAGCGATAAGCCGTGGTCGCTGCGAACTAAGCTAGTGTTGTTGTCTTGCTCTGCCATTTTTCTCTCCTGCGTGCGACTAGATAACCAAGGTGGAAACC